TTCGGTTTTATTCAAGGTGTATTAAAAGCATATAGAATACCGTTTGAATTAGTATCGCCTCAGAAGTGGAAAAAGGAATTTAGTGTAACCAGTGATAAGAATACTTCTATTGAAGTATGTAAGAGATTATTTCCAAATGTCAATTTAAAAGCAACTGAAAGATGTAAGAAAGACCATGATGGCATGGCGGAGGCTCTGCTTATGGCAGAGTATGCAAGGAGGAAATTATGAGTAGAAGAGACAATATTAAGGTTAATACATCTGAATACAAAACAGCAGAATCTATAATGAAGAATGTGGATTCTATAAGCAATACAATCAAGGAAATATCTGATGGACTTGTAAATAAGTATTGCAAGGATTTAGATGATATTATGCTGAATATTCGTACAACATTAGGACAATGTAATGTATCTGATGAATACTTAGAGACCTCTATATTAGGGCTTGCTAATATATTATACTTTGTAGGTTCTGCTCAAGAGGATTTAGGTATTAAGGAAGATACATGCAAAGCTATAAGACAGGAAGTATATTCTAAAGCAAGAGAACAGGCTACAGGAAAGACAATAGCAGATAAGACAGCACAGGCAGAGCTTATAGCACAAGCAGAAACAATGACACTTGCTATATATTCAAGAGCTTATAAAAAGGTAAAGTTGAGGATGGATGCAGGTTATGAAATGCTGAACAGTTTGAAAAAGGTAATGAATAAGCGAATATCTGAATTGGAATTATCCAACAGCAGATATATAAATCATTCAGATAATCAAGATTAAGGAGGTAATTATATGTTATATTGTGATGAGTATGATAAAGATTGCAGTGAGGTTACATCTGAAGAATGTGATAATGGCTGTTGTGACAATTGTATGTATTGTGTTGTATGTACAGATGAAGAATGAAACAGCGGATATATAAATTATAGTGAAGGAGAATAATAAATGATACTTATAAGTGATAGTATTATAAAACAAAGTATTGATTTTTATGGCGAGGATATACAATCAACTGTATGTATGAAAGAATGTGCAGAACTTATTCAGGCAATCAGTAAGCAAAAAAGATGTAATTCAGATAGAAATAAAGAGCATATGACAGAGGAAATTGCTGATGTTCTTATTTGCATTAAATTATTACAAAATATATATATGGTATTTCTGATGGTCATATAGAAGATTGGATAATACGCAAACAAGCAAGAGTGTATCAAAGAATTAAAGGTGATAACTAATGGTTTATGCATGGGACAATAATAGTACTCAAAATGCTCATATAAAGCATTCAAACGATAATAGACAGAAAGCTTATATGGAACACAGAGACGATAAGGCATATGGGAGATTTAAACATATGCTGGATTATGGGAAAGGAGCAAAAAAACTATGACAAATAGAGAGAAATTTGCAGAACAGATTTTAGATGTGGCTTGTAGTGGCAACAAATTAGCAGTTAACAAAGCAACATTAGAGCTGTCAAGGTGCTTTAGCTTAGCGTGTAAAGATTGTTTATTCAACACGCATGGTCTTGGTTCTTGCGCAGACAAAAGAAAAAAATGGGCGAATAGTGAATATGTTGAACCACCTATTGATTGGTCAAAAGTTGCAGTTGATACACCAATACTGGTAAGAGACAGTGCCCGTTCAGAGTGGGTTAAAAGGTATTTTGCAAAATACGAGAATGGAGACGTTTATGCTTGGTGTGCTGGAACAGCATCGTGGAGTAGTGATGGGTGTACAACAGCATGGGAACTAGCTAAACTTCCGGAAAGGAGCAGGCAATGAATATTGATGAAGCGATAGCACATGCAATAGAGTTTGCTACAATACAAAGAAATAACGAAAAACTCAATAGAACTTTAAGAAATGCAAGCCCTTATATCAATGAGAATTGTATAAAGTGTGTGGAAGAACACGAGCAACTTGCAAAGTGGTTAGAACAACTAAAAGAATATGAGGATTTAGAGGAACAGGGCAGACTTATCAAATTGCCTTGTAAGGTGGGAGATACGTATTACAGCATTGAAGTTAATACGGGCTCCTGTGAAGAATGTGTCCACTTTCAAAGAGGATATTACTGTGACGATTGGTGTACGAATAATAATGTACGAGATGATAATGGTGATATGTTAATTAATCCGCAATATTCAGATAAGGCGTTTTGTAAAAATCATTTTTATGAAATTAATAAATGCTGTTTTGACAATGTTGATGACATTTTTAATTTACGAAAGTGCTTGGGTAAAACAATATTTCTCACAAAGTCCGAAGCCGAACAGAAACTAAAGGAAATGGAGAGGTGAAGAAAATGACAGATAAACAAAAATACGCCATTAAAATAGCCATAAATACTATGAATAAGCATTTTGGCAGGCATTACAACACAGTTTATGGTAATCAGGAGTTAGGTATGAGTGTTGGATATGATGAAGCAATAAACATTTTGTCAGATATGCTTTCAAATGTCGACAGTCACACTTGCAACTGCCCACACAACAGCAATTCAAGAGATAATGAGCCTTGTTGCAGATGTGATAGCAGAAAGACCAATGCCGACAAGATAAGGAATATGTCGAATGAAGAATTAGCAGATTGGCTCAACAATATGTGCAATTTTGAAAAGGATGAAGAGCCCTATAAGTCAATTTATAATCTTGAAACCGAAAAAGAGGAAGAAATCCACGATAGTTATGGGGATTTATTGATATGGCTTCAATCAGAAGCAGAATAGGAGAGAATGATATGGAAGATAGATATTTATTTAAGGCAAAGAGACTTGATAACGGAGAATGGGTGCACGGATATTATGTAAAAGGTTTAAATATGTTTGCCAAAGAGGTTCATCTAATATTTGAGCCTGCCACGCTATTTTATTCTAGTGGAAAAACAGATGGGTGGAACGAAATAGACTCAACCACCATCTGCCAATGTACCGGACTTAAGGATAAGAATGGCAATTTGATATGGGAGGGCGATGTTATTCACAAACCATCCTATACAGATTATGATGCCTATGTTAATTCAGAAGCATATACTGGGCGTGTTCAGTATGAAGATGGCGGTTGGTCTGTAGAAATTACAAGGTCTGATGGAAGTGTATGTGTATCACCTATTATTGAGATGATTGCTTATTCAAAAGATATAGAACATTCTGAAGTTATTGGCAACATTTTTGACAACCCAGATTTGTTAGAAAGTGATGGATGACATGGAATATGAAAAGGCAATAAAAGGAAAAAAGTTCATAGGATTGAATGGTAAATTATGTAGACATCATAAATATTGGTGCCGTCTGCACGAGATATATCTATCTGAACAGGATGTTATAAAAAAGCATTGTAAAAATAAGTATACATTCGATATGATTAGCCGATACAGATGCGGAAATTTGGAGGAATTATAATGAGTAATCTTAATTTAATTATAAAAGACTTAAATAAAAAGATGAAGGTAGGAAATATTCAGTTAGGAGTTGATTTTCAGGAGGTACAGAAAATTCCATTTTCATCCTGTCGTTTGAATTATATGACTTATGGTGGAATCCCGGTTGGAAGAATAGCAGAATTTTACGGTACTGACGGAAGTGGAAAGACAACAACCGCTATTGATGTAGCAGGAAATGCACAAAAGATGTTTCTTGATAAGAAAGTATTATTTGTGGATATAGAACACACCTTTGACCCAGTATGGGCGACAAAGCTGGGATTGAATTGTGATGATTTGTTGTATTTAGACCCTGACAGCATGGGTGCAGAAGAAGTATTTAATATTATAATAGACATAATAGACAGTGGAGAAATAAGCCTTTGTATATTAGATTCTATTGGAGCTATGGTATCTATGCAGGCGAATGAAAAGGAAATCGGTGAGAGAACATATGGTGGAATTAGTATGGCTTTAACTGAATTTACTAAGAAAATAACCCCAGTATTAGCCAGAACACAGGCAGGCTTTATTGGCATAAATCAGGCAAGAGATGACATGAACAGTCCTTATGGTGGAACTACTACAACAGGTGGAAAGTGTTGGAGACATGGTTGCAGTACAAGGCTTGAATTTAGAAAAGGAAATTACATTGATGAAAAAGGAAATAATCTTTCAAGAGCTTGTGAAAACCCGGCTGGAAATATAGTCAATGTAGCTTTAATCAAGTCTAAGGTTGTTAGACTTGATAGAAAAGTAGGATTTTATACATTAAAATATCTTGAAGGAATTGACTATGTATCAGATGCAGTTGATGTAGCCATCAAGATGGGATTGGTTGCGCAAGGCGGAGCATGGTTCTCTTTAGTTGATGTAGAAACAGATGAAATATTAAGCAAATACCAGGGTAAATCCAAGCTAGTCGAGTATCTAAAGGAAAATGATAACTATGAAGATTTTTATTCAAAATTGGAGAAATTATTAAACGAAGAATGTTAATTATCGACAAGTTATCCGCATTAAATTGTGGGTAACTTTTTGTTTATTTTTAAAAAATCACTTGACATACATATTTGTATGTGTTACAATATACTTGTAAGTAAGAAATACATAATTTAAGGGGACAAAAAACATGAAGTTTAGATTTATCATGAATGGAGAATATGTTACAAGAAAGACATTTGAAGATTGTTATAGTAAAGTAGAAACAAGAAGAATAATAAATGAATTAAAGAATGACCCTTGGGCAACAATTTATCTTAATGATGGAATGGATGAAGTTTTTGCTTATAATTTTTTTAATACATAGAAAGGCAAAAGGTGATTGATATGAAAATTTGGAATAGTAGAAATAGTAAATTTGAAAATGTGTCAGTTGGTGTGAGATGTATTGTTGCTCGATGTGCTTCGGGAAAATCTTATTTTGGCGAATTTGGAACAGTCACGAAAGAACTGAAAAATCATCTTGTTATAACAACAGATTCAGGTTCAATTATTAAAGTAAATGATATGTTCAGACCTATTGGTAAATTTTCAGAATATTTTGCCTCTCTAAATATTGAAAATAGGGAAGATATGATTACGGAGAGAGTATGTATTTGGAACAGTAAGAAGCAGACTTTTGATTATAAATAAAAGGAGAGAGTGTGTCATGAAAGAAATATTTAAACAAATACATAGATTTCAGAATGTGGATTTTGAAGAGGGTAAATCATTTGAGTTTACCCTAAACAGAAAAGAAAATAATAATACTGATTGGTTATGTCCACCGGTTCAGAAGATGGAAGTTGGAAAGTCATATAAAATAACAGTTAAAAAATATATGACTGAACCAGCTACATCAACATTTGATTTTCAAGATAAATGGAACAACGGAAAGCCAATGCCTCTTTGTATAATGCAGGGAGAAGTTATAAAAGAAACTCGTGGAATGTATTATATGAACTTACAAGGAAAAGCAGAACCCACATCAAAATGCCTTGTATGTGGAAAAAATCTTACAAATCCGGTTTCTAAACTATATGGAGTAGGTCCAGAATGTAGTGATAAAATAGGACTAATAAGAATAGAAAGTGAGGAAGAAGTAAAAGAAAAACTAAAAGACATTATGGAGCAAATTGATGATATAACTTGGAAAGGTTGGGTGATTAAATCAGCAATTAAAGAATGGGAGGAGATTGAACATGACTAGGGAAGAGTGTGAAGATAAGATTTTAGAGAAGTTAAAAGAAATAAGAGAAATAGTAAAAAAGTATGACAACAGTGATAAAGGTGCTTTGGACATGGTGATTAGTAATGAGAAAGATTATATCGCTGTATTTAATAGTTCATCCGTATCTGGAAGAATGAATACTGCGATAGATTTTACTGTAATGAATGGGGAGGTGTATCATTTTGACAACTAGAGATTATTCAGATATGCAAGAGAAACATATAGCAAAAGTAACAGGTGGAAAAGTACAGAGCAACTCTGGTGGAACAAAGTTCGGTGGAGGTGATGTCCACACAGATAAATTCTTTATAGAAGCAAAAACACCAACAAAAGAACAGACATCTTTTTCAATTAAAAAAGAATGGCTAACTAAAATGAGAGAACAGGCTTTTGAACAAGGGAAAGAATGTGGTGTGTTAGCTTTTAGATTTCATCCACATGGAAACGATTTCTATATATTAAGTGAAAGACAGTTTTTAGATTATTTAAGATATAAGGAGAATAAAGATGAAACGATATAATTTATTACAGGAAGATGATTTGATAAAAGGCAGACATTATGAGGTTGTTAGTATAATTGGATGAAATCCAAATCCTATGAGTGAAACAGCTTATTATGATAAGTATGGGAATTGGTGTGGTATTCCTGATAATCATACAATTTTAGACATCATAGATAATAGTGTCATGCTGGTATTAGTTAAAGAAAATCCAGAGCGATATAAAGAAATTGTATTAGGTGGTTCCTATGATGATGGAAAATTTAATAATAAGCGTTGCAGGACTTCTTATATAGACTGTGAAGAAATGGAGGAATTACAGTAATGGCAAAAGAATCACTGGCAGTAAAATATCGTCCTAAAACAGTTGACGATATGACCCTTTACAAATAAATATAATTGTTTTATAATATAGTCCAAGGAGGTTTGATGATATGTATGGATATATTTATAAAACAACAAATTTATTAAATGGAAAAATTTATATTGGACAGCATAAGGCAGAGACATATGATTTTTCTTACTATGGTAGTGGTAAAATATTAAAATTAGCTGTTGAAAAATATGGTATTGATAATTTTTCAAATGAATTATTATGTGAATGTGATTCTAAGAATGATTTGGATAAAATGGAAAAGTATTTTATAAAAAAATATGATAGTAGAAATCCATTAGTTGGTTATAACATATCATTCGGTGGTGATGGCGGAGATACTTTTACAGGTCTTCCTGATAAGGAAAAACAGGAAAGAATAAATAAGTTAAAAGTAAATGGGTATTTTTCAAAATTGACATACGAACAAAATAGAGATATGCACTTAAAGGGATGGGAGACAAGAAGAAAAAATGGGAATGATAAGTTCTCTGAATCAGCAAGAAAGAAGATGAGTGAATCACATAAAGGGTTAAAACCTACAAAGTCACAGATAAAAAAGATGTTAAAAACAAAGGGCGAATATCACCATTCAGCAGAGACAAAACAAAAAATAAGAAATTCAAATTTAGGTAAAAAGAAAAATTTAACAGACGAACAAAGAAATAAACTATCTGAAAGAGGAAAAAAATTAAAGGGGGTAAATAATCCATTTTATGGAAAACATCATTCAGAAGAAACGAAAAAAATTATAAGTGAAAAATGTGGTGATAATGCAAAAGACACTGTATGGGTGCATGATGATGTACGCTCATATCGAGTAAAAAAGAATGAACTAGAAAAATATATTAAAGACCTAGGATATGAATTAGGCAGAAAGAGGTGGAAAAATGGCTAGTCAGTCGTTAGCAACAAAATATAGACCAACTGATTTTTCTTCATTAACAGAGCAGAGCGCAATCAAGGATATATTAACTAACCAGATAAACACAAAGACATTTCAACATGGATATTTGTTTACTGGACCGGCAGGAACAGGTAAAACTACAAGTGCCAGAATTTTTGCAAATATGATAAATGCAGGGAAAGGAAACCCGATTGAAGTGGATGCCGCTTCTAATAGTGGAGTTGACAATATTAGACAGATTATAGAAGATGCTAAAAGAAAGCCTCTTGACGCAGAATATAAGATATTTATTGTTGATGAGTGTCATTCTCTTTCTAATGGAGCTTGGCAGGCATTACTTAAGACACTTGAAGAACCACCTAAGTTCACGATATTTATATTGTGTACAACCGACCCTCAGAAAATCCCTAATACTATTCTTTCCAGAGTGCAGAGATACAATTTTCAGAAAATAAGTAATAAAGGAATTGTTGAACGATTAAGTGACATAATCTTCTATGAGAATAGAGAACTTATAGAAGATGCAGGAGGTTCACAGGATGCTATTAATGATATAGAATGGGCTAAACAGGAAGGTATTAGCTGTATAGATTATGAGGGAAAAGCTCTGGAATATATAGCTAAAGTATCCAACGGAGGAATGAGAGATGCTATAACCTTGATGGATAAGTGTTTATCTTTATCATCAGATTTAACATTGGAAAATGTGTTAAAGACTATTGGAGGAGAAGATTATTCTACATTCATAGAGTTTTTAGATGCTTTAGAAGTGAAGGAAAAAGAGACAGCTATTAGAATTATCGAAGATGTTTACAATGCAGGAAAAGATGTTAAGCAGTTTTTGAAGGATTTTGCTAAGTTCATTCTTGAAGTGGAAAAGTATGCTATATATAAGAATTTTGATTATATCAATTTGCCTAATACACTTGAAAATGAATTAGAGCGACTTATAGATAATCCACTGTTTGATGCAGAGAAAGCGTTGTTTGCTACTATGGATTTTATAGTTACATTAAATAGTCAGGTCAAGTGGGATAGTGACCCTAAGACATTAATAGAATTATCTATTTTGGTTTATTGTGGAAAGGGTTGAAAAGAATGATAGGACAGAAGAACAATATTAAAACCCTTATTAAATGGAGATGTAATAGGTCTGTTCCCAGATTCATCATTATAGCTGGAGATGAAGGAAGTGGAAGATTAACCTTTGCAAAAGCTATTTTAAAAACAATAAATGCTAAAGGTGTAATCATGGGAAATAGTATATCAGATGTGAGAGATACTATAGAACAGGCTTATTATATAACACAACCTACATGTTATATATTCAGAGATGCGGACGATATGAAACCTGAAGCTAAAAATGCTCTTCTTAAAGTTGTAGAAGAACCTCCTAATAATGCTTATTTCATAATGACTGTACACAATATTGATAATATGTTGGGTACTATTAGAAGCAGGGGAACAGTTATTAAGATGGAACCTTATACAATGCAGGAATTGCGTTCTGTTAGTGAGGATGAATTGAGCCTTGAATATTGTACTAATATAGGTGAGTTACAGATTCCACATGAAGAAATACAGAGAGCAGAAGATTGTGTGAATGATGTATTAAAGGCTCTGAGGGAAAAGAGCGGTTCTAAATTATTAAAAGCCTGTACACAATTAAGAGCCAAGCAAACAGAAACAGATAAGATTGACTGTTTATTATTTTTTAAAGTATTTCAGAAACGACTGTATATAACACAGGCAAATGCAATCATATTGTCTTTTGACTGTTTAAAGGCTATAGTTGTATGCAAGCAGGAACTAAGTAGAAATACAGTGAATAAAAAAACCAGTATAGAATCTATGCTTATTAAAATATTGGAGGAAATTAAAAATGAGACTTAAAGATGTCACAAGAAGATTTGACAGAGGCAAAATTTACAAAGGCAAATATAAAAAGTTTGAGTGCTGTGTAAACTATTTTCCCGATGGGAATGTTTGGTATTACTGCATAGATTCTAAGGATGAAAGAGATATAAGATACAACAGTTTCTGGAGCGTTGAAAAATTTAAAACACAGGAAGAATGTGTGTCCGCTTGTCAAAAGTATGTTGATGAGGTGATTAGAGATGCAGAAATTTCCAAGAAGATGGGATAAAATAACATGTATTAATTTTTTACAAAGAAAAATCATATTAAATTGTATTGCTTATTATGAGTTAAATACCAATAAGCTGTCAGATAAGGAGTATGATGAATTAAGCTACCAGCTTGTAGAATTGCAGAAAGATGTGGATATTTCAATAACTCAATATGGTTATGTGATGTATGATTTTGATGGGTCTACCGGATTTTATTTGTATGACAGATTAAATCAACACGACAGGGAATATCTGATGAATATAGCAGTTCACTGTTGCGGAAATAAAATTAAATCTGAGAAAAGAAAGAAAGGAGGACTGTTTTAATTTGGAACTTGTAAATTTGATGAAATTAATATCTGAAAATAGTGTACCACATTATTTAGTCCTTTTTGGTGAAGAACAGGCAATCCTTGATATTTATATTCAGCATATAGCACAGAATTATAAGATTGTATATTGTGATACTGTTGCTTATGCTCTTTCACAGGTTGGAAAAAAGAGTATTGATAAGTCCAACAAGGTTTATATTGTGAATGAAGATAATGCTTATAATAAGGCAGAGGAAAGCTGGAAGAATGTAAAACAGACTTTTAATAAAAGCAAGCATATCTTACTACTTAAATATCACAGCATAGATAAGAGAGGAAAATTCTATACACAGAATAAAGGAAATGCTGTAGAATTTACACATTTATCCGAGGATGTACTAATTAACTATATTCAGCAAAAACTGCCAGCTTTAAGCGAGAAAAACGCTTCTAAGCTAATAACATGGTGTAATTACGATTACGGCAGAATCTTAATGGAGATAGATAAGGTAGAACATTATCATTCAGTAATGGATGCCCTAACAACAGACAGTTGCTTCACTCAATTAAATGAACAGGGTCTGTTCTATAAAGAAATAGGAGATATTACATTTGAATTAACTAATGCTGTATTAGGAGGGTATCCAGAAACAGCTATACAGAAGCTTGATGAAGCTAAGAGAAAAGGTGAACCCGCAATGATGATATCCAGCATATTATATAATGGTTTTAGAAACCTATTAGCTTATCAAGGTCTTGGAAGTAATAAGCAGAACGCAATGGAGAGAACTGGGATGAGTAAAGGGGAATTATATGGCTGTACTAAGAATGTCGGCGGCTATAGTATAACAGAAGTACGAAGAAACATGCTTAAATGTCAAGAAGTAGAAGCTGGAATTAAAATGGGTACAATAGAGGAAGAAATAGCACTTGAATATCTTGTTTTATCCTGTCTGAAATAGACGGAATTTTTTATATATTTTTTAAAAAATCACTTGACATACATATGTGTATGTGTTACAATATACTTGTAAGTAAGAAATGAATAAAAATTTTGAAAGGTAAAAGGTGATTATTATGAAAGAACTGAGAAACAATTTTGACAAGGAGACTACATTTACAGACGTACAGGATGCAAAGAGCTATTATTTAAAAAGTGTTGGTGTTCTTTGTTCGGAAGATGAGTATATCGGAGATGATTATGGAGATTACTGTGTGCAATTTTGTGAATACTGCACAGATATCAACAATTCTGAAACATTAGAGGAGTTAGCAGATGTGTTAAATAATTATACTGATATATTCGGTAATGGAAGTGAATACAGCGTGGTTGAGTTTTAGCATATAAAAGGGTGAGGGTGGCAGGGAAAAAGGAGTGTGTATGAATAATAAACGTCAAACAGTATGTAAGAGATGTGGAAGAAAATTAAGGACAGAAGAAGCCATTGACAGGGGTATGGGGATAGTGTGCTGGAGAAAGTGGCAGAAGGAAAACAATCATAAAAAACTATGGGAAGAGGAGCTTAGTAATAATGAAAAAAATTAAATGTTTAATGTACTTTGTATCGACTGCATTTATAATCTGGGTATTCGCCAGTGTTATAAATGTAAACATGCATAATTTAACTGATAATCAGTACGCTAAATGGAATATATTCAGTTTCACAGATTCACAGAAATCTGTGCGCGCAAGTGAAAAATTATATAACAGGCAGTCTGTGAAAGAACAGAATCTACAAGTACCGACAGAATTCTACACAGCGTATAACATACTTCTTTTAGCTCAACTGCTTGAGGCGGAAAATGGGAGCGGAACAGATGAAATGGTATATTTAACAGGCGTGATAGTATTAAAAAGGTTACAGTCAGATGATTTTCCAAACACATTAAAAGAAGTAGTATATCAAAAAGGACAGTATTCTACAGCGCCTAAGCTTGCAAAAATAAAACCATCAGACCGGTGTATGGAGATTGCAGAAGAGCTATTGATATATGGCGTAGAGCAGTATCCGGATAATTTAATATATCAGTCAATGTTCCCTCAAGGTTCAAAGATATATAAAGTGATTAATGATGAATATTTTTGTTTGAAATAAAAAAAAACAACGAATACTTCAAGAACAGTTATATATTAACTGTTCTTTTTTATTGTTTACAAATATAATATACATTGTTATAATATACATATATCAAAAATTAAGAGAGGGGGCGGCGGTTAAGGTGGCGGATATGTCAAAATTAATGTATAAATTACAATCAGCATTAAAACAGAAAGGGGTGAAAGTATATATTAATACATCTCAATTTTATTCAAACGAACAAGACAGATATATTAAGGTGTATACTATAGTGCAGAATAAAAAGAAGCTTTTAAGTACAGCTTCTCAAATTAAGGTAGTAACTAAATTAAATGAAATCTGGCAGGGGGTAAAAAATGAAGAAGGAAACAAGTAAAGAAAAAGAGTGTAAGAAAAATCTTACAAAAAGACAAATAGATTTCGTACAGGAATATATGAAGACTAATAATGTACGTCAGTCAGCAATTAAAGCTGGTTACAGTGCAAGAACAGCGAGTGTACAAGGTTCAAGACTATTAACTAATGTTAAAGTGTCTGCCTACATACAAGCCATCACAGAGAGGCTTGAATCCGATAAGATAGCTGATATACAAGAGGTGATGGAATATCTCACGTCTGTAATGCGTGGGGAAAAGAAAGACCAGTTTGATTTAGACCCTGCATTAAGCGAAAGAACTAAAGCGGCAGGAGAATTAGCAAAGAGATTAGATGTTAGAGCTAAGAACCTGAATATTGAATGTGCCGTGAATATTATAGACGATATTCCAGATGACGTAGAGGTGGAAGATGAAGAAGATTAAAGGTAAGCCTTTGACAAAATGTATAGGGTCAGCTTTCTATTTTGTTCATAATGATATTAAAAATGGTAAGCATACATATTATGACTTGACAGGTGGACGAGGTTCTCTCAAATCCTCTTTTGTATCAGTGGAAATAATTCATAATATGATGAAAAAAGAAAATAAGAATAAGCACGCAGTCATTTACAGAAAAGTCCGTGATACATTAGAGACTTCTGTATATGCACAGATAGAATGGGCTATTGATAAGCTGGGAGTTAGTCATTTATGGAAATTAACTAAATCACCTATGCGAGCAGTATATAAGCCTACAGGACAGATGATTATATTTAAAGGTCTTGATAATGCAGGAAAATCTAAATCTATCAAAGTGCCTTTTGGATATATAGGCTATTTGTGGTTTGAGGAGTTTGATGAATTTGCAGGTGAGGAAGAGATACGAAAAGTTCAGCAGTCTATAATCAGAGGCGGTTCAGATTTTATTGTTTTCAAATCAATGAATCCACCTAAGTCAAGAAATAACTGGGCTAATGATTTCATAGAAAAAGAAAAGCTAAGACCTGATACATTAGTATCTCATACAACATATTTACAAGCACCTAAAGAGTGGTTAGGTCAGCAGTTCCTGGATGATGCAGAATGGCTTAAGCAAGTTAATCCTAAAGCATACGAACATGAGTATTTAGGAATACCTATTGGAAATGGCACAGAAGTATTTGATAATCTTGAAATTAGAGAAATTGCAGATGAAGAAATTGCTAGGTGGGATAGATTATATCGAGGAGTTGACTGGGGTTGGTATCCAGACCCATTCCATTACGGATGTATGTACTACGACAGTGCTAGAATGACCTTATATATCTTTGAGGAGTTCAGAACTAATAAGATGAGCAATAAGGAAACAGCTCAAGTATTATTAGATGACTTTCATTTGGGAAGATTTGATGTAGTTACTTGCGATAGTGCCGAACCAAAATCAGTTGCAGATTATAGGAGTTACGGAATTAATGCCCGAGGAGCAGAAAAGGGTCCGGATTCTGTGCGTTATGGAATGAAATGGTTGCAGTCACTGATTAAGATAGTAATAGACCCAGTTCGTTGTCCGAGTACTTCTGATGAATTTAAGAAGTATGAATATGAGTTGGACAAAGATGGAAATCCGACTTCTAATTATCCTGATGCTGATAATCACAGTGTAGATATGACAAGATACGCAATGGAGCAAGTATGGAAGAGGAAAGGAAAATAATATGAAGCAATACATTATTGAAATTATATGTTGTATAAGGCACAGCGGAATACCGTTGGAAATGTAGGAGTATTTAATTGATATGTTAAAAGAAAGGATGGAACGTTATGATTAAAAAGCTGTTACGGCTGATATATTCAGCTTTGGATAAGATATTAACGAATACCGATGATACAGCATTTAGTGAAATCACCTTATCTGATGTAATGATGGATGCCATTGAACTGTGGAGACAGATGTATAAGGATGAAAGCCCTTGGCTTAATGATGATGAGGGTGTATATTCGCTAGGGCTGGCTAAGGAGATATGTCGGGAAATCCAACAACAGGTATTATCTGAAATTGATACTCGAATTGTTGAACCAGGAAAAGAATCAGATGTTAATGATGTTAAACTTAATGTGTCAAGGGCTTCTTACTTGAACGAGATATATATGAAAAAGTTCATTGCAAAGTTGCCTAATGCGTTGGAGAAAGCTATGGCATTAGGCGGTATGATTGTTAAACCTTATTTTAGCAATGACCAAATTTATTTTGACTTCTGTTATCAAGGTGAATTCTATCCGTTAAATTTTGATGAAGACGGAAATGTCATTGATATAGCTTTTTACGATTCTTTCGTATCAAACGGATTTGTTTACACCAAGATAGAAAGACAGTCATTCGATTATTCAACACATACTATCAAGGTGACTAATAAAGCATACAAGGCTAAGCAACGGTCAGCTGATGATAACATAGAACAGGATTTGGGTACTGAAATACCCCTTGAATCCGTTTCACAATGGCAGAATCTTGAAGAAGAGACGACAATTAACAATGTGGAGAAACCGCTATATGGATATTTCAAGATACCAACAGCCAATAATATAGACATGAAATCACCTCTTGGTATATCCATATTCAGTCCAGCAGTGTCGTTAATACAGAGGGCGGATGAACAGTTTAGCCGCCTTGACTGGGAATACAAGGGAGGACAGCTCGCGATTGATGTAGACCCGACAGCTGTTACTTATTCCGAAACATATTTTAAAACAGGCGTAGAAATGGATGATTGTCAAAGGAGATTATACAGAAAGCTGGATTTAGGTTCAGACGAAACGTATAATGCATGGAGCCCCGCCCTTAGAGATGCTAACTATATCAATGGACTTAATGCTTATAAATGTCTTATTGAAGATGTTATTGGCGTGTCCAGGGGCACAATATCCGAACCTGCTTACGATGCGAAAACAGCAACAGAAATTAAGCTGTCCAAACAAAGAAGCTACATCACTATATCTGCTATACAGGATTCTTTGGAAGAAACCATCAAGGATATTATGTATGCCGTAAATGTGCTTGTGGATTTATACAGCTTGGCGTCTTATGGCGAGTATGACGTAATAGTTGAATGGAAGGACAGCATACTCACTGACACGGACACTGAACTTACTCAAAAATTAGAATTGCAGAACGCTGGTATATTAAGTAAGGCAGAAGTGAGAGCCTGGTATAACGGAGAATCCCTTGCAACTGCACAGGCGGAAATTGATAAAATGGAAAAAGCTAATCAATCTAAGATGTTAAATGATATATATGGGAATCTGCCTATCGCCACGTTAGAAAATAACGGTGTGGATGATGAAACAGGGGGAAAAAACAACCAAACCAAGAAGAAGAGGAGTGATTAAATGCTTTCTGATTCTAAATTAACAGATTATGCATATATTGTTTCGGCAAGGTTTGAAGCTGTCAATTCACATTATATCAAACTGATGGCAGAACAGATAAAGGAGATAGGACAGCTGTCTCATTCTAATCTGCATCGCCTGCAACAGATGATTAAAATGCAACAGAATATTGACACTATTAACTACTTACTTGCACAGGAAACAGGCAGGACACTTGAAGAACTATATCAAATATATGATATGAGTGGGATGTCCTTATATGGGGATACTTATAATCTATATACTGCCAGAGGCATAGCACAATTGCCATTTGAACAGAATACAAGAATACAACAGTATCTTGAAAGTATGAAACAGCTTACAGCTAATACCTTTGTTAATCTTTCTACTACAACAGCGTTATATGAGCCTTATAGGCATTTAGTTGATACAGCTATAGATGCTGTAGTAAGCGGAACAGGTTCGTATGATGAGCTTATAAGGGCACAGCTTACAGACACATCACTTTCTCCACTCGTAAGAAATGCTGATGAGGGATTAAGAATCACATACGCAAGCGGACATACAAGACGGTTAGACAGTGCGATACGAATGAATATATTAGACGGCGTGAGGGAGGTTAATAATGGTATTAGAGAACAGGTTGGAAAAGAATTTGGGGCTGATGGTGTAGAGATTACAGTTCATGCATTATGTGCAAAAGACCACGTAAATATTCAAGGAAAGCAGTTTAGTAACAAAGAATTTAAAAAGATGAATGATTCGTTGAAACGTAAAATATCTACATGTAATTGTAAACACGCAACATTCCCGATTATCTTAGGTGTATCTAAACCAGCTTATACAGATGAAGAATTAGCTTCTTATAAGACTAATAGTGAACAGACTGTCACTGTAGATGGCAGAGAAATGACTAAATACGAAGCTACACAGGTGCAGAGAAGAGTTGAGACAGAAATACGAAAAGTAAAGGATAAATATATTTTCGCTGACACAATGGGAGACACAAAGTCAGCCACCCGTGCTAAAGCAAGAGTTGAAACATTAAAAAAGCATTATAACAATGTTTCAAGACAGGCGGGATTAACTCCTAAACTTGACAGAGCTTACGTGCAGGGTTACACAGGTAAGCAAGTCAAGCCAAAGTCAATCAAATTAACTGTGTAATAGCAAATTGTATATACAATTACTCATATAACGGCGAATCAATACACAATATACGATAACTGTATATACAACTAAATATTTTGTTGATGAATTAAGTATACAGTATTTAATATTGTATACTTAATTATTTTATAGGGCACTGAATTATATACACAATAATGCTTAATTGTTGCTATTATATATACAATTCCAGCTTATTGTGAATGTAACTAAGCTTTATATAAAAATAATGTATATAATTTAACAATAAATTGTCTTTATGTCTTTACAATTTATCAAATTGTGTGTATAATAATTAATGTAAATAATCCCTATTGCGGAAAGCGCAATTAAAAAATATTTTAGATTAAAGGAGTTAGCAAATATGGAAAACATTTACGAAATCTTAAAATCATTTGGAATTAGTGTTTCAGAGGACAAGAAAGCCGAGTTTGACAGACTGTTTAACGAAAATTATAAGACGCAAGCAGAAGTCAACAACCTGAAAGGTAAGTTAGCAAACGTTGAAGAGGAAAGAGATAACCTGCAATCAAAGTATGACACAGACATTGCACAGCGTGACGTAGATTTGAATGACCTGAAACAGAAACTTGCTGATGCTGGTACTGACGCCGAGACTTTGAAGAATCTACAGAGTGAGTTTGACACGTTGCAGACTAGTTACACTAATGCTCAAGAAGATTATAAGAAAGCCCTTGACAAGCAGGCTTATGAGTTTGCTATTAAGGAAAAGACCAATAGCTTACAGTTCACAAGTGCGTCAGCCAAGAAAGCATTTTTAAATGACGCTTTAGCAAAGAATCTTACTATGGATAAGGGCAATATATTAGGATTTGATGATTTCGTAAGCGCCTATAAGGAACAGGACGCTGGCGCATTTGTTGATGAACCACAAGATAACACGGAACGTCCTAAATTCAGTTCAAAGTCAAATAAGAGCGATGAACGAAAGGACACGAAGACAAAAGAAGTTAAAGAAAGACCATTAATTTGGTAATTTAGAAAGGAGATTATAAAATGCCAAGAATCACATCACTTGAAGTACTGCTTGACCCGGAGGGCAAGATGTTCTTAGCCGAAGCTTATGATGGAGTTATTGAAAATGTACAGAAAGCTACAATCTCAGGACAGTTAAAGAACACAGATTTATCTGGAGACCCAACAGCAGGCACAGTGGAAGCGAAGAGATTCGTTAATGCTAAGTCTAATGCTTATGGTACAGCCAGAGGAAAGGGTAAGGGTGAGCTTGTAAAAGGTAAGCCAGTAACAATTCCTATTGATACAGACCGAGAGTTTATTGAAGAAGTTGAGCAGAAGGATGTATCTCTTTTAGGTGTTGATGGGCTTATTACAAGAAGAAGTGCTAATCACGCAATGCAGATGGCTAATGAGCTTGATAGAGCCTTCTTTGCAGAGTGTGTTGCTAGTGGTACACAGTTCACACCATCCACAGAAGCAACAGCAATTCAGGATATTATCGAAGAGGCTATTGTAAACCTTGAGACACTCAAGAATGATTATATTGACGGTATTCCAAGAAATATGTTATCTGTACAGGTTACCCCAGCCGTATACAGCAAGATGCGTAAATATCTTGATGAGATTGTTCATAATGCTAATGTTAATACAGCGGCAGAAGAGTTTATAACATTTCATGGCGTTAGATTTATGTCAACAATTAATATGCCCGATAAGGTAGAATTCATCGTGCAGGTTGATGGCTCTGTAGCACAGCCGGTAAGAAGTCAGACATATTCAGCTGAAAAGATTCCTATGTCTGAAGCTTATGCAATCGAATTATTCTTCTACTATGGTACTAAGGCGGTCACACCAGAAACTATTCTTTTCTATGCCCCGGATGGAACCATGACAGTTAAGTCAAAAACAGGTACGGCACAGGGTAAAACTATAATCACAGTTTCACCGGAAAAAGCAAGTGCTAATTCATATTCTTATAAGACTGCAAAGTCTGTAGCACTTCCAGATAAGGGCAGTACAGTAACTGGATATTCAACATGGGATGGTTCAGCAGAAATCGAAGCTACCACTAACAATGATATAGTGGTCGTTGAACTTGACACCAACAGCAAGGTAGTAAGGGCAGGGAAAACAAAAGTGACATCAATGGCTTAACCTGTGGATAATCTGTTGATGTGAAATGATGAAGTAGAGGAGGTAGTCGTCATGTATTTGACCTATGCAGAATATGAAAAATTGGGAGGTACGAAAGATGTGGCTACCTTTGAACTTCAAGAATCGGAAATAGAAGCTAAATTAAACTATCTTACGTTTGGCAGGATTAAAGATTTAGCAGAAATTCCAATTGCTGTAAAGTTGTTATGTTTCAGACTGCATATTAACTTTTGGGAAAAAATGGATATAGATAAGCCTAACAACCTATCTAGCTATTCCAACGGAATTGAAAGTTTCGGTTATTCAGATACAAGCAGTTCCAACCACTCAAATTTAAACAATCAGATAGCAGGTGTTGTAAAGGAGTATCTATGGGAGTACCCACAGTTATTATACAGGGGGGTATCAAAGTGGAAGCACAGTTAACCACTATCGCAAACAGGCTAAACAGAACAGACAGTATCACAGGACTTGATGTATGGTATAAGTTTCAGTTAAAAAATATACAATATAGTAAAGAAAGAGTAACAACAGTTAATGGTACACAAGTAAGTATGGGTGAATCATTTAACATTTTACTTCCGTTTACAGATAGATACATCCCATATCTACAGTGGAAAGATTTATCAAACAAAGATGATTATTACACACTGTCGCAAGGGGATTATATTTTTTTAACTGACATAACCGAGGATATTCAGCCTAATACTATAATGCAGATAAAGAACAGATATAAAGGTTATGTGTGTGAAGTGCGTAGCATTATCGAGGTGCCTAAACGAAACGGAGCCACGATACAGTTGAAAGTGAGTGGTGTTTAATGAGTGATAGCAAGGTTACCATCACGATTAACAGTCCATCCGGTATATTAGACAGAATAATTGATGATGATGTAGGAGCATTCGTAGCAAGCGAATGGTCAAGGTACTTTGCCAAATATACACCTATGCAGACAGGAGTGTTATCTCAAAACATAACTATAGAACCATTTCAAGTTACGTACAATTCACCCTATGCGCATTATCAATGGATGGGTAATCTATACGTTGACCCAATCACACATAAAGGAGCTTTTTATGACCCGGACTATGGATTCTGGAGCAGACCAGGAATTAGTAAAATTCCAACAGACACCTCATTAAGCTACAGCACTGAACAGAATCCACTCGCCACAAGTCATTGGGAAGTTCCAGCCTTTGAGGCTTTCAAAGATGATGTTGCACAAGCAGTTACTCAATATTTGAAAGGGAAATAATTATTATGAATTTGTATAAAAGTATAAGTGATTGGCTGACTGACAATTACAGTCCTATTATAGGATGGTTATATTTTAATGCCACACCAATGATTACTGGTACGGTTGCAATGAACAGTGTACCCGGAAATCGTGTAGTGAAGAAATTCATAGACGGTAGTATGCAAAAGGAACTTGTGTTTGCGATTGACATGGTGTGTAATTATGACAATCAAGGTACGAGTGACATTAACATGAATGCTATGGACGAAGTTAATAACTTTGCAGATTGGGTTGATAAATTGTCTTCTACTGACTATCCGGATTTTGGAGAATATAACATCATAACTAAAATTGAAGTATTAACTAATGTTCCATCACTGTTAGTTAATACAGAACAGCAATTAGGTAAGTATCAGTTTCAAGTGAAAATAATATATATTGATGAAAGTGAGGTAATTAAATGAAATTAAACAGAGAGGCTTTAATGCATTATATTGATTCTAAATTTGGGGCAAGTGGTTCCCCGGCATGGTTTTTAATCGGTAAAGATATTGAGGATATGAGTGTTGAACTTAACCCTGATACCGAAACGACTAAGAATATCTTAGGTGAAACGACTGTTAAGGATAATGGCTATGAACCCAGTATGTCAGCCGACCCTTACTATGCTAACCCGGATGATGCAATTTATGAAAAAATCCGTGATATCGCAATGAACAGATTGAAAGGTGATGCGTGTAAAACAACAATCCTTGAAGTAATTATGGAAGACACCGCTGGACCGCACAAGGCTTGGCAGGAGGATGTCATTGTGAAACCACAGTCCTATGGTGGAGATACATCTGGTGTGGCTATTCCTTTCGATGTACTGTTTAACGGAAATCGGCAAGAGGGCACCGTTACGATTACGAGCGGTGTTCCAACATTTACACCCAAGGAAAGCTAGTCAAAAGGCTAGTTTACCAACAAAACACTCATTGCTTAATGTTATGAGTGAGCAGGAAGATTCAGATTTGAATATGGAGGATGATGATAATGAGTAGTATTAAAATAAATACTGGCGTGAAAACTTATGACCTTGAAGATGAAAATGGCAATGTTCTGGGTCAGATACATATTAATCCGGGAGATTTAAGTTTGTACGAGAGGGCTAATAAAGCGAGACATAACATACTTGATTATGTATCTAAGCTGGATGATATTAATACAGATGAATTGTCTGATGAAGCCATGTATTCAATGCTCAATGATTTGGATGTAACTATCCGAAATGAGATTGATAACCTTGTAGGAGCAGGTGTAAGTGACATGGTATTTAAGGGAAGTTGCCTAAACACTGTAAATGGAATTACAGCTGTTGAAAATTTCTTAAGTGCAATTATTCCAATTATACAACATGAAGTCAGTGAAGAAGCTAAGAAGAGTGAGAAGCGCATGTCCAAATATCTTGATGACATAAAGTAAAGGGGCTGTAATCTATGCGAGAAATGTTACCAACATATTTGATTATCAATGATATAAAATGTGAACTTCGCACAGATTATAGATACGGATTAACAGTTATGCACGCTTTTAACGACCCGGAATTGACGGATTTTGAAAAAGTGTACATAACTGTTAAAATTTTGTTTAAAAATATTCCGGATGGTGTGGAGTTAAATGAATTATATGAAAAAGCTGTATGGTTTTTAGACTGCGGAAATATCATTGATGAAAATGCTGATGTCGTGAAACCATCGAAAGCCCTATATGATTGGGAACAAGATGAACAGATGATTTTTTCTGCTATAAATAAAGTAGCAGGCAAAGAAGTGAGACTTGTTGAATATATGCACTGGTGGACGTTTATTGGACTGTTTAATGAAATAGGCGAAGGTGTGTTTTCAACAATTCTGTCAATACGAAGTAAAAAACAAAAGGGCAAAAAACTGGATAAATGGGAACGTGAGTATTACAGAAACAATAAATCTAAGATAGATTTACAATCTAACAAAAAACGTAGAAGTGAAGATGAACAGGACGCTATTAATAAAGCATTAGGTATATAAAGTGAGGTGATATAATTGGCAGATGGAAAAGTTGTAATCGAAACAAGTGTTGACACGTCACAGGCGGTTAAGGACATAAATAAGTTATCGGATGATATTAAAAAACAAGAAAACAATATACCTGATGTGAAAATAAAGGCTGATAAAGCAACTAAAGAAGTATCAGAAGATGTAAAACAATTAATGTCACAAGTTGAAGAAATAATAAGTAATGCAAAAACTGATGTTGACATAAAAGTATCTGATGAAGATTTAAGTACTGTATCCAACAGAATAAATAAAATTCTTGAAAATACAGAATTATTAACAGCTGAAAAAATCAAGAAAATAAATGCAGAATTTAAGAAGATTGGCATGACTGGGATAGAACAGCCTACGGCTGTTAAGGCAACAGATAAAGCAACTAAAGAAGTATCAGAAGATGTAAAACAGACTGTTGAAGCAAAAAAACAATTAAATAACCAAACAATACAGGCTGTAAATAACACGAAAAATTTACAGCAAGCTACGACAGGAACTTTGCAAGCAAATAAGAGATTGACCAATAACACAATACGGCTTAACTCTGATTTAAGAGCTACTGGTACTACTGGAAATAAGTCGATGCAACAGATTGCCAAAGGAACAGATTCAGCCTCAAAATCTGTGAGTAATTTACAGTCATCATTAAAGCGAATTGCAGGACTTCTTTTAGCTGGATTTTCAATACGCTCACTTATTAATTTTGGGAAACAGTCTGTGGAGACGGCATCTGACTTAGTTGAAGTGCAAAATGTCGTTGATACGGCGTTTGGTTCAATGTCTTCTAAAATGGAAGCATTCGCTCAAACTTCTGTTGACACTTATGGTATATCTAAACTTTCGGCTAAGAATATAGCTTCAACATATGCCGCTATGGGGCAGGGAATAGGTCAAGGGTTAAATGATTCTACAGATAAAGCACTTGAAATGACTGGAAGAGTGGCTGATATAGCATCATTCTATAATCTGACACTTGACAAGGTTAATACGATTGGAAGAGCTGTGTATTCCGGGGAAACGGAACCTTTAAAGCAGATTGGTGTTATAATGACCGAGGCACAGCTTGGAACGTTTGCCCTTTCTAACGGTTATAAAACATTATACAAAAATATGTCTGCGGCAGAAAAACTGGAAGTTAGACAGGCTTACTTTTTGTCACAGACAAACCTTGCCGCCGGAGATTTTGTCAGAACACAAGATTCATGGGCTAATCAAACTCGTGTATTAACTGAAAGATGGAAAGAGTTCATGTCTTTGATGGGAACAGGGCTAATTCAGATGTTACAGCCTGTCGTTAAGATGTTAAACAGTTTGATAAGCGCTGTAACGTCTGCACTTAGTAAGCTGTATAGTTTCCTGGGTGTGCAGATGCAAGATACATCTGCGAAAGGTATAGCTGACATATCAGATGGGACAGAAGATTTATCGGATAACATCAACAATGTAGCGAAGAATACTAAAAAGGCTACCAAAGCGGCAAAACAAAGTATAGCTCCGTTTGATGAACTTGTAATGCTTAATAATGAACTATCCAGCGGGGATAAGAAATCAAACAATGCAGGCAAAAGTTCTGTTGTGAATCCTCAGCCATCGAAGATAACAACAAATGTGGATAGTGCAGTCACCAACCTTGATTTACTTAAGGCAAAGTTTCTAGAAATTAAGGAATTATTTGATACTGGCTTTAAAATAGGATTGGGGGATAATACACAAAACGCTTTCAACGGCATAAAAGATAGTATATCAAATATCAAAGCTCAGTTGAATACTATATTCACTGACCCGAAACTAGTTGGTTCAGTAAAGAGCTATGCAGATTCAGTAGTGGTCACGCTTGGTGCATTAGCTGGTTCTATGACTAGTGTGGGAATCTCACTTGCAACTAATCTATTAGGGGGTTTCAGTAAGTATTTGACTAGTAGCAGTGGTTATATCACTAAAATGTTCACTTCATTATTTAAAAATTTAACGTCTGCTAACAAAAAGTTGACAAAAACCTATAAGGCTATTGCTGAGATATTTGAAGCATTCGCAAGTGAACCAGCCCGACAGCTCACAGGTAATATAATAAGTATCGTGGCGAACACAGCTTTAGGAATAACCACACTTTTGAGTGGTATATATGATTCTTTTATAACATTAGTGTCAACACCTATTATTGATAATGCAACCTTGATAAAGACTACGTTAATAGATACGTTTGCATCTCTTAATCCCGCATTAAATGCTTTTAACGTGTACATCCAAACAGTATTTAATTCAATAACTGACGTGTTTAACACTAAATTATCTCCCGCAATAAATACCGTTGCCAAAGAGATATCTGGAACAGTGACCACAATTGTGACGACTTATAGTCAATACATAGTTCCATTTATAAATGAGCTATCAACTAAATTAAGTACATTCATGAGCAGTACACTAACACCTTTTTCAAAAAATGTGATAAAAACTATCGGAGATTTTACTTCTTTATTATCAAAATTTTGGAAAAATGTGCTGTCACCTATATTGAATATGCTAGTGAAAACAGAGATACCTAAACTTGTGAACACTATAAATGCAATATGGAATATAGTATCAACCGTTATAAAAAATATAGTTACAGCCATAAATAATGTGATTAGCATATTAGATGGTGTTATCATATTTCTTGAAGGTGTGTTCACCTTAGACATAAAAAAGGTATTTGAAGGAATCAAAACTATATTTAAGGGGTTTATTTCCCTAATTATATCGACATTTAAAGGATTAGGCAGTATAATAAAAAGTGTTCTATCGGGTATAGGCAGTATTATATCATACCCATTTAAACAGGCTTGGTCGATAATAAAAGGAATATTCTCATCAGAAACTGTAAAAAATTTCTTTGCAGGCGTTATGAACAGTATTAAGAATGTTTTCAGTCCTATCGCCGAATGGTTTAAAATCACATTTTCCACAGCGTGGGAGAACGTTAAAAAAGTATTTTCAGCCGGGGGAAGAGTGTTCACTGGAATTAAAGATGGGATATTGAACGGATTAAAAGCTATTATTAATGCTTTAATCAAAGGCATTAACACTGTCATATCTGTGCCATTTAATGGACTGAATAAAGCCCTTAAATCTATACATGATGTTGAGATATTGGGAGTTAAACCTTTTGATTTTATAGGAACAATTGATACACCTCAAATTCCAATGCTTGCAACAGGAGCTGTGTTACCTGCTAACAAGCCATTTCTTTCGGTTGTTGGAGACCAAAAACATGGTACTAACATAGAAGCTCCTTTGGACACAATCAAACAGGCATTGATGGAAGTGATGGCATCAAACACAGTGTCTAATAACCAACCTATCACTGTGGAGATTGATGGGCAGGAAGTGTTCAGAGTTGTAAGAAAAGAATATGATGCGTTTAAGACCAAGAACGGTTATCCAGCATTTTCTTAGAAAAGGAGGTATGTAATACATGGCTTTCAATGGAACATTGCTTACTGTAGGGACTTACAAATTTCCTATGGAGTATATTGAACACGGAACTTATACCGCTACATATATCACATCTGATTCTAATAGTAAAAGAACAGCTTCGGGTATATTAGTGAGAGGTGTAGTTCCTCATCCTTCAATTAAAATATCTTTTAGCACAATAAATGGTTTGACCAATAAAGAAATCAATAAGGTGATGTCAAACATACAAACCCAGTATATAGCATCAGGAAATAATACAGCTCGTTTGGAAAAACGTGCACGTATAACCGCTTTTGTACCAGAAATAAATAACCACATCACCCAATACTGTTACCTTAAACCCGACATGGAGTTTACTATTGACGAAATCGACGGCACTACTATATACTACAGTACAGTGAGTTTCACATTCATAGGCTACGGAAATTAGGGGGATAGTGCAATATGAGCATAATCAATATGATGTTTTCCAACCCTTCTTTTACAATAACAGAAACAAGTATTATTGGTGAAAATTTCAGTCTTACAGAATCAATATGCTCAACTTCACCGCTGATGTATGGAGGATGTGAGAATGGAAGTATTAAAGCCACTTTAGTGAGAAAGTCGAATTATTCAGATTTAGTAGGGAAAACTTTCTACTTAATATACGATGGTATAAATAAGGGATATTTCAAGGTGTATTCATGTAAACCATCCACTGACAGAACTACACTTGAAATGGTAGCATATGGAACATCTTATGATTATTACGAAAGGGATATAAGTAGTTGGTATAACTCTTTTTTAGCCAATAATTCAAAAACTGTAAAAGCTATAAGAAATAATTTAACCAGTTATTTGGGTCTTATTGATGCAAGTACCACATTGATAAGTGATGATGTGGTTATCAAAGGTGGAAATACTGTTAGTGATGTCATTAAGTGTAGAGAAATGTTTAAAGCCATCGCTGAAATAAATGGACGATTTTGCCAAATAACCAACAGCGGTTCAACTGGTGTGGTTGGTTATAAGACTATTGAGGATGTAAGTACCAAGTACATATATCCAAGCACTACCTTATACCCAGGCGCAGAGTTATTCCCATTTGAACAAGTAGTTAATAATGGGAATGTGTATTTTTCAATTGAGTATGAAGATTTCAAGACCAACCCTATTACAGACGTCCGAATCCAAAGCGGGTCAGCTGACTATCACTACGGTCCAGGCTATGGTGACCCTTTTAACTGTTACACAATCAAAAATAATGTGTTATTGCAAAATGTTGAAGCTACATCTTTAATGACTATTGCACATAATTTTTTCGGTTATGCAAAAGGGCTGATATACCAGCCTGTCAATAATTTAGTGATGATACACGATAACTCATTGAATGTAGGGGATGTTTTAAGAATACAGACACTTGATGACGAAATAATAGATACAATCATATTGGAGAAAACTATTTCAGGTGTAAATATGTTAACGGACACAATTACAGCCAGAGGGGCATTTGTTTATAATTAATAAATAAAAGGAGGTTTAACTAATGGAAGGATACACATTAATTAATTGGGAAAATTCGCCCAGCACACAAACTCCATTGTCCGCAGAAAATTTAAGCCATATGGACAATGGAATAAAAGTGGCTTATGACCTTATTCAAGGTATAAGAACAGATAACATACTTCATTCGGGTGCTGGTTCATATGATAGTAATTACAATTTTATATTACTGGATATAGACGATTTCAATGCTGAGCTTGTAAAATCGGGGGATGTATTTGCAGTGACTTTTAACACCGGTTACAATATACCCAAACCTGGCACAGACAGTCTTATGATACGCATTAACACCAATGCAATGATTGCAACAATAATCAATGTATATACTAATGTGTCAATAGTGCCAAATGATGTATTATATCTTATATATTCTGCATCAAATAACACGTTTATCCCGATAAATTTAATACTGGGGCAGATTAATACTATTAACGAACAACTGGATGATTTGATGGTTCAATTAATTCCTCTGGAGAGTAGGTTAAACTCCTTGCAAGCAGACAACATAGCAGTGACAGGCACGTTGAAATATTCAGAAAATTCACTCACGTTGACAACTCCGTATAAAGGTACATCATTACCAACCATGCCTTTCGTATGTTACGGGCTCGCACTGAACAACATGACTGTTGTCAATGGTAATTCCTTTTATATTTCGGCTGATAATGTATTTGCACAAAAGAGTATAACTAACAATAAGATTAATATAACTGCTAACAAATTCATTAAAATAACTGTCAGTTCAGCTGGAGCAAGTATTAACAGCGTAAACAGCTTTTATGGCATGGAGCCTAGTATAATACAGGATTTACAGGACAGTTTAAAATCCATAACAAATATTTCAAGAGACTTAGCAGAACTTGAAGACAGTGTGGAGACGGAAATAAATGATTTGACCCAGCGCAATACTGCTACCGAAAAAGCTATTGCGGAATTAAAGGACAAAAAAATTACAAAATTTTATGCGAATAGTTTAGGTCAAAGTACATTAAATGATTCTGACAATGGAACAATTGTTGACATGAAAATATTTGGTAAGGGTGAACAAGACCTAACAGATAACCCACCTAGCCCTAATAATCCTAAAGACATCAAATACGTTAAATTTTCATCAATAACAATTTGTGGTAAAAACATATTTGCATTTAATGTAACTGCTTATGATAGAACAGCTGAACTTAGACCTAATGCTACACAAAGATTAATTTTAACAAAAATTAATGATAATGAGATTAAATGTGCATATAATGGTGGAAACAATTCCTGGGGTTATATTGTGATACCGGGGGTGGATGGTACTCTGAATTATAAAATTACATATAAAGTTAAAGAAAACAACACTGTATATGCGCCTACGTTAAAAAAAGCTGTTAACGTTAGTAGTGATAAAACTAAACTTATATTGGTGGCTGTTGGGGGTAATGCATCAGCTAATGTGTCTAATGATAAGTACTTTATATTATCAAATATTCAAGTTGAACAATCGAGTGTTGCTACAGAATATGCACCATACAGTGGTGAAACCGTTCAACTTAGTAATGACCTATACGGAATACCTGTCACGTCAGGTGGTAATGTCACAATTGATAATCAACAATATGTTTCAGACTATATAGACGTAGATACACAGAAACATACGCATTGCGTAGACATGTATCGAATACAAGGTACAGAAAATATTTACGCACATAGTTCTGGATGGATATATTGTGAAATATCTGCCAAGTATAAAGCTGATGTTGACATATTATGCAATGTTGCCCTACACACAAGAGATATATCACAGACTACTGGAAACTACATAAGAAGTGGTTCAGCGGGTGTGTACTTTAGTTATAATGATGTCTTTAAAACCGTAGACGATTTTAAAACTTATGTTCAAAGTAATATTGTTGATGTGTTACTTCAACTAAATACACCTATGGAATTTAATGAAATGCTAGTTTTACCTCTACAGTCAGCGAAAACACAATATCCTACCACCAACATAATAATTAGGAGTGACAGCAGGGATGGATTACTCGGGTATTCCACATTCAATTATCCTGTATCAATGAAAAATGGATGGGATTATGTCAAACAGCAAATCAATGATAACAGGGATTATATCTATGACATGGAACTGCAATCCCTTAAATCATACATTAACAGCGAGTATGCTGTAGCTCTTACAGAATTGGAGGTGGACAATAATGCTGTATAAATCACTTGTTAAGCTCAAAGAAATCACTGGATTGACAGAGGAACTTAAAAAGAAGATTGATGTATTCTATGCGCTTGACCATATTACTGAAATACAGTACAGGTCATTAATGAATGAACAATCTGAAACTGTTGATTATGTGAATTAATTATTGTATTATTCAGCACGTAATGTTATAATACAGTAAGAGGAGGTTATGTTAATGTTTAGAATTAAAAAGTTGCGAGCTAAACCAGTAAGTTATGATTCCGCTAAACGGAATCGGGCGGACGTAAAGTACATTGTAATACATTGGACAGGTAATACAAAAGATACTGCAAAAAATAATGCCGTGTATTTTGCAACAAATAACACTCGTCAAGCTGGGGCACACCTATTTATTGACCAAAAAGGCAATATCATTAAGTCTGTCAGTCTTAATCACGCCGCATGGTCTGTAGGTGGGGGATTATTTACCAAATGTAATGGGGCGGCAAAGTATTTTAAAAAATGCACAAATCACAATTCAGTGTCAGTTGAGTTGTGTGCGTTTACACCAGAATATCCAAAAAAGCAAGCAAAGGCTGTCAAAAAAGCTATAAAATACATAAGGAAATATTGCCCTAATGCTACAACAGTGATACGTCATTGGGATGTTAATGGTAAAGATTGTCCACATGGTATGACAGGTCATAGTAATGAAACGTGGGTTAAATTTCTACGTGATATAGGGGAGATGTGACGATGTATGAATCTATATTAGTAGCCTTGATAACTGGCGGATTAACATTATTGGGTACCATTATATCAAATACTGCTAGTCACAGTAAAACCATGTATCGAATAGAACAGCTTGAAAAGAAGCAGGAGATACATAACAGTGTGATTGAAAGGATGTATTGCGCAGAGAAAGCCATAGAAATTTTAGACACTAAGGTTAAAGTCGCAGACCATCGACTGGATGACTTGGAAAGTGAGGTGAAATGACAATGAGTGATAAACTGTATGACAAATTAAAATGGACAGCATTAGTAGCGTTGCCTGCTTTGACCACATTTTACGGCGTAGTAGGGGCAACGTGTAACATACCCTACACACAGGAAACATTAACCATAGCTGTCGCATTTGACACTATGTTAGGCACTATGTTAGGAATAAGCAATTCTGTATATAAAAAGAAAGGCTGACAATCATGGATAGTGGAAATTTAGCAACTGAATTATTATCAACCCTTAAGGGTTCAATTAAAAGACTGTATGTTGCAATATTGATACTTATAATACTACTATTTGCTTCCAATGTGGCGTGGTTATACACGTGGAATCTACCTCGGGAAGAATCAACTTCTGAATCTTATGACATACAAGCCGAAGATGATGGGAACGCAGTATTTAATGAAAATGGGGGTGTTAATATTGGCACGAGTGAGAGTGACGAAGACTAGGACGATAAAACGTACCAACAGACCTCGCTCCAGAAGGAGAACGAGAAGAAGATGACGATTTCAGACTTTACGAAACCGGAACTGGACTATTTTCGTGCTAACTGTAATTTTGTAAATTATGAATTACAGTTATTTGAGCAACGAGCAAAGGGTATTTCATTGGAGCAAATTGCAGAAAGTCTGAACATATCTTATGATTATGCAAGGCACTTAAGCCGAAAGGTTAATAAAAAGATAATAAGTGTGTTATAGTTAATTCTCCGGCTATGACACTTTTAGAACACATTCGTTACATTGTGAATGTGTTCTTTTTTATTTATAATAAAAACATAAAAGAGAGGCGGTGTGTTAATGAATCTGAATTCCATTTTAAACGATAATGAAATACAAGATATACCTATATTGTATGTATTACGCATTATAACCGCTATCCAAAGGGAGGATATATTAAGAAATGAATCCTGTCGTGCTCGTAAAAAATTATTTAATGTTAATGAATCAATTAAGGAGTGATATAGATGTTTCAAAATCCATATGCAAACCTGTTAGCACAGAATCAATATTACAATCCACAAATGAACAACCAACAAATTTATCCGCAAGAGCAAACGCAAAGTCTTATTAGAGTTAATGGCATAGATGGTGCAAAAACTTATCAAATGAGTGCTAATTCTACTGTTGCTCTGTTCGATTCTAACGATGATATAATGTACATCAAGTCAACAGATGGAGCAGGATTTCCATCTATAAGAACATTTTCATTTACTGAAATAAAAGAACAAGCTAAACCTGTGCAACAGGTTGATTATATTAGTCGTGAAGAATTTGAAGAGTTTAAAAAGGAGTTGATGAACAATGGCAAGCAGTCTATTTCAAGGTCAAAATCAAACCTCAACACAGCAGATAAATCCACAGATAATTAATCAAGCAAAAGCTATGATGGGAAACATGAATCAGCTTAGAGGAATAATGGGAATGTTGAGTGGCAAGGGAATGAACCCGGAACAGGCAGTTCGTTCTATATGTCAGCAAAGGGGCATAGATGTAGATACGTTTATGTCACAATTAAAATAGGAATTTGCAAATTCAAATAAATATTAAAAGGAAAGAGGTGTCATAATATGACAGATGGAGTATCATTAGCAGATATCGCCGCAGTGACAGACAAAGCCGACAATAATATGTTCGGTGGTGCAGGTGGTGGCGGAATGTGGATTTTCGCACTTTTAATCCTGCTACTTATCGGGGGCGGCGGTAGCGGTTTCTTCGGTGCTGGTAAGAATGGAGCAGTTACAGAAGCAGGACTTTGTAATGCTATGAATTTTAACGACTTGCAGAACTCTGTAGGTAGACTGAACGACAGTCTCCAGCATGACTACATGGGACTACAGAATGGAATCTGTAACTTAGGTTATGAAACACTGAGAAACTTCAATACAGTTCAGCAACAGGTTGCCGATTGCTGTTGCACAACACAGAGAGCCATTGATGGTGTAAACTATAATGGAGCTATCAACACAGCGGCTATCAATGCCAACACAACAGCTCAGACACAGAAGATTTTGGATGCTATGGCACAGAATAAGATTGAGAGCTTACAGGCTCAGGTGAACCAGCTTCAACTTCAGTCAGCTATGTGTGGAGTGATTAGATATCCAAACGCAACCACTTACACAGCTGGTTTCAGTCCAGCATTTGCAAATGGTTGCGGATGTGCAAACATCTAAATTAAATATTGTAACTGAGCATATTAGTATGCCAATATTAAGGGAGGGTACTAATATAGTATCCTCTTTTTTAGTGAAAGGAGAAATAATTATGTTAGAAGCATATTCAAAAAATCAAACAATTCCTGCAACAACAGGTATCTTACCTTTTAACTCTATAACACTTAAAAAGGGATGTACAGCTGAACTTAATGGAACAACTACAATCCAGCTTAATAAATGTGGTGTGTATGAGGTTATCTTTAATGCTACAGCACTTGCAACAACAGCTGGAAATATAACTGTTGGAATGACTAAAAACGGAGTAGCACAGCCACAGGCTACAAGAACAATCACAGGAGCTACAGTAGCAACTTCTGTAAATGTTCCTATAGCTACACTTGTACAGGTAACAGATAATGATTCTTGCAGATGTTGTGATGCTCCTACAATCTTACAGTTTATCAATACTGGTGTAGCTTGGGCAGGTGATATTGATGTTGTTATAACTAAGATTTGCTAGGAGGTATTAATTATGACAAAGATTAAGAAACTGGCAGAGCATATAGAAGAAGAGCTTTGTGGAGCTAAAGACTACGCAGAGAAGTATGTTGAGTGCAAAGCTAAAGGCGATATGCAATGGGCTAATCGTTATAAAGAAATGGCTAATGATGAGCTTAAACATGCAGGCTATCTTCATGATAAAGCTGTTCTTGAAATAGAACAGATAGGAAAAGTATTTAAGCCTACAGAAGAGATGGAAGAGAAGTGGGAACATTCCCACAAGAAATTTGTGGAGCATACGGCTTGGATTAAGCAGATGTTAGCTATGTAAAGGGTGATTATATGACATTCAATGAAAGTATTCCTATTGCTAAAGAGTTGGCAGAAAATGAATTAAAGAGACATTTTGATGCAGATGCTTTTATAATTCTTGCATTAATCGACAAGATGAATATTGATTTAGTCCCTGAAAGCAATGTTGATGAAACTATTACAGACATTCAAGGCTTGTTTGTTAATTATATGCACAATAGAAGTATCAGCAATCTTGAAGTATTAATGTCTACTATTAGGAAGATGTTGAGTGAATTATATCACACTTGCACGACAGAGGAAAAGGAAGTATTCACTAAGTATCTATCTAATTTAGAGAATATTATAAATGTTACATTGGTCTAACGCTTTTTTATAAAGGCTGGAATTAATTTTCCAGCTTTTATTTTTTGGCACTGTATAAAATCACTTGACATACATATTTGTATGTGTTACAATACAAATATGTTAAAAAGAAAGGAATGAATTAATAAATGTGTAGATTCAAAGTTAATTGGGTATCAAACGGAACAGAAATCTCAACCTGTTTTAATACATATTGGGAAGCATTATCAAGATATAATCAAATGAGAATGTGGACTAGGAGATGCGAACTTGAAGACACGAAAAAAAAGGAATTTTAAGAAAAACATACATGAGAAAATTACCAGATAATATTCATTATGAAAGAGTGGAGGAATTAGTAAATGATTAAAATACATATCGGAGAGCCTGACAAGCTCTCCAACAGTATACTTGTTAAAAAATCAGCGTTCGTATCATTCAGTTATAACCCGGACATTGTTTCGTTTATCAAACAGATGGGAACCCGAGTTTATAACCCAGATAATCATACATGGGAAATGCCGGTGAACAATATTATTTCTATTTGCAACAAATTTGAAAACGAAGAAATTCAAATATCCGGTATTTATGAAAATTTACACAAGCAGGAATTTGAAGTTGATATTCCAAAAGACTTTGAATTTAAAACAAAGCCATTTAGCCATCAGGTTGACGGAGTGAGATTTGGTTTGAATAAAAAGAAATTCCTACTTTGTGATGACCAGGGACTTGGAAAGACAAAACAGATTATAGATTTTGTAGGATGTCTTGAAAAAACAGATACAATCAATAAAGTGCTTATTGTATGTGGTGTCAATTCATTAAAATATAACTGGCAGTCAGAAATTAGTATTCATTCAGACGAAAAAGGATGGGTTCTTGGTACACGTTTTAGAAAGACAGCTGGAAAAGCTTATGAAGGAAGTACAAAAGATAAGCTCGCAGACTTAGACAATCTTCCGGATTGCAGATACATTATAACAAATATTGAAACATTAAGAGCTGGAGCAGAAAAAATAAGCAAAAGTAAATATCATTTTCCAATTGCAGAAAAATTACAAGAATTATGTAAAAACGGAACAATCTCAGTAATTGCTTTTGACGAATGTCACAAATCAAAAGAACCTACTTCTTTACAAAGCAGGGCAATGATAAATGTTACTGCAAAATATATGGTTGCAATGAGCGGAACACCACTCATGAATAACCCACTTGATTTATATTTTCCAATGAAATGGCTTGGATATGAAAATCATTCATTTTATCAGTTCAAGCAACATTATTGTACATTAGGAGGATGGGGCGGTTCGCAGGTTGTAGGTTATAAGAATTTGGAAGAAATTAGAACAATGATGGATAATATCATGCTTAGAAGATTAAAGACAGATGTTCTTGACTTGCCGGAAAAGATTAGAAAGATTGAATATGTTGATATGACACCTAAGCAGAATCAAATCTATAAGGAAGTATATAATGGAGTTATGTCAGAATTACAGAAGATTAAATTCTCAAATAATCCGCTTTCTATGATGATTAGATTAAGACAAGCAACTGGGTGGACTGGTGTATTATCACAAACAGTTCAAGAATCTGCTAAAATGGATAGAATGATTGAGTTAGTGCATGAAATTGTTGCAAGCGAACAAAAAGCTATTATTTTTAGTAATTGGGAATCAATGACAGAAGTTGCAAAAGAGAAATTAAAATCTTATAATCCAGCTTATATCACAGGTGCAACTAAAGCAGAAGAAAGAATGAAAGAAGTTGATAGGTTTCAAAATGATGATAAATGTAGGGTGATAATTGGTACTATTGGAGCGATGGGTACTGGACTTACATTGACCTCCGCACAGAATGTTATTTTTTTAGATTCACCTTGGAATATGGCTCTTAAAGCACAGGCAGAAGATAGAGCTCATAGAATTGGAACAAAGGGAACAGTATCTGTAATTACATTATGCTGTCGTGATACCATTGATGAACGTATAGAAGAATTAGTACAAAAGAAAGGACAGATTGCAGATGCATTAGTAGATGGAAAAGTAAGTATAGAAGACATCAATTATCTTCTATCTTAAAAAATGACTTGACATATGTATTTATATGTGTTACAATACAACAAAATGATGCGTATATAATTTTTGGAGGATTAAAAAAATGAAAATTTACAAAGTATTTAAAAGTTCACATAAAATATTAGCTTATGTGAAAATAAGTGGGGATGTGTGTAAAATGATATCTGACACATCCTATGCCGCTTTACAATTAGTCAGATACAATTATAACGATGATGGTATTAACGGAACACAGTTGGTTGATATAGATGAACCACTTGAAGCTGGTGTTCCTGTATTTACAATATTAAATGGTGAAAGGAGGTGAATATAAAGTGGAATTATTTTCAACATCGAGAGCCGCACAGATACTGGATGTATCAACAGTAACTCTAAAGCGTTGGTACAAGTGGTACGAAGATGATAGTTACACTAAGCCTGAGGGCTTGAAACTACCACAGTACACTACTGATAATCGGGGAACAAAGTTTTTCACCCTAGAGCAAGTGCAAGAATTACATGCTTTTCAGCAAAATTTAAAAACGATATATCGAGGGTGTATGTCAGAGTTTAATGCGGCTTATCAGTGGGGCAAACGTGGCACAGAAATATTAATGAGAAAGGAAAGTGAATAGAATGAGTAGAAGAGACAGTTTTAATTTGGCAAAAACAATTGACGAATACAAGGAATCCAAAGACCGGGAGAATGCATTGAAAAAAGTAAATGGTGCATTAAATGAATCAATTAAAGACTATATGCATGAGCATAATATGACACAAGCTGATTCAGATAAGTATACTGCCATTTTATCAATTACAGAAAAGCAGAGCCTGAATGAAGAACTTGCTATTGAGATTATCAAAGAAAATCTTAGTGGAGCTTTACTAGCTTCTGTCATTAAGCAAAAAGAATACATTGATGAAGATGCATTGGAGAAGTTGGTGTATAATGGTGACTTTGATATTAATAAGCTGACAAAAGCCAAAATCACCAAACCAGTCAGCACTCTACGAATCACCAAAAGAAAGGATGTTAAATAATGATAATATGTGATAAATGCGGTAGTAGTCATATTTCTGTAGTATATAACACATACGCACAATCTAAAAGCAGAAGCTTCATTTGGAATACATTAATGATTTGCTGTACGTGTGGTCTTTGGTTAATATGGGCTCTTGTTAGAAAGAAGAAAGAGAAAATTATACACGAAAAAATATGTGTATGTCAAAATTGTGGTAATTCATGGAAAATATGTTAATGAATAAAGGAGGATGTTTAAAATGGTAAAATGTAAATGGGCAGGAGATGTAAATGACGAATACTGCAAGTGCTGTGACGGAATTACAATGGAAGTAGATGGAAATTCTATTTCATGTACAGAATGTGCAGGATATGAGGCTGGGGAAGAAGATGCTATTTCTGATGATGTAGACATGACACCTACTGAAGCAGATAAAAGAGTTGTGGATGAAGCGGCTAAAAAGTTGAATAAAGATTCATCTGAAGAAGAAACAGAACCTGCTGACACACAACAGAACGTCGAAATCAAGCCAAAAACAACAAAGACAACAACTACTAAGGGTGCGATTAAAAAACCGCAAAATAAAAAGGCTACAACTGTATCTAAAGTGAAAGAAGAAAAGAAGTCAGTTGAATCTGGTGAAGAAGTGGATGGTGAGTTCAAGGTCACTTCAATGCGATACACTTCCGGAGCAACCATTAAAAAGGGAGATAATTATTTTAAGTTTATCGCAGAAGAGGAATGGGATGTATCACATGCAAAACAAGATGTACAGGATATACGAGAGCAGTTATGGGCTAAATTAAATGTCGAAGTAGATTCACAGATTGAAGAATTAAACAATATGGAATAAAATATATGTTGTAATTCGATTTAGGTTGTGTTATAATATAGTTGCGGATAAGAAATAATGAATTTAATAAAGATGACAATAATCCTTGTTATATGTGGGTGTACCTTTGTACACAACCAAACTATATTTCTTGTCCGCAACTTGAAATTTTAGAGGTACACCGACATATAACAAGGATTTTTTAATTGAAAGGAGAAATATGATAAAGAACGAAAACCATATAACAATTCAAGGGTGGATGGTTAATGAATTAAATCTAAAAGGAAATTCTTTAATCATATATTCAATAATTTATGGATTTTCACAAACAGAGGATTGTAAATTCACAGGAAGTGCAAGTTATTTAGCTGAATGGTGTGGATGCTCAAGGCAAACCGTATTGACAAATCTTAATAAACTTGTGGAAGATAATTTAATAATAAAGCATGAAGAATTTAGAAACAATGTGAAGTTTTGCTCATATAGTGTTAATTTGACGGGATGTAAAAATTCTTTACAGGGGGATGTAAAAATTCTTTACAGGGGGATGTCAAAAAATTTGACAGGGGGATGTCAAAATTCTTTACACAATAATATAGATAAAAACAATAGAATTAAAAATATAGATGATAATATAGATAAGAAAAATACTAAAAAGAAATCTAAAATTGATACTAAAATCGAACTTATAGAGAAGAAATGTTTAGAGTATGATTTAGAAGATGACGTTATAGAACTTTTAAGTAGATTTTTTAGAAATCTTTTAGAAAATCATAAAATGGTTACAGAGGATAAGATAAATGCAATTTTAACAAAATTGGCAAAAGTAAATACAAAAACTCAAATATCAGCAATCAAGCTATCTCTTGATAATGGATATATGAATATAGACCCGGAATGGCTACAGAACAAAAACATTTCATATGATGGTAGTGGTAAATGTTCAAAAGAACTAGCATGGCGAACACATGAAGAAATGCAAGAAGCAGAAGAGAAAAGACAAGAGTTTTTTGAAAAAGTAAAAAATAATGACCCATCAATACATCATTTTTAAAGGAGAAATATAAAATGGCATATACAGGAACATATAAAGCTAAAGATGAATCTTATTTTAAGGAATTGATATTAAACTTCATTCCAACAGAACCAAACAATACGAACTCAAAGCAGTTAGCAGAGTATATTGGATTAAATGCAAGAGATGTCAGATTGATTATACAGAAATTAAGAGATGATGGATACCCTATATGCGGCACTCCGTATAACGGATACTGGATGGCAAGAACAAGCTGGGATATGAATGAAACTATGAAGAAATTACAAAATCATATAGATTCTTGTCAGATGACACTTGACGCTCTGATGGAATGTCAAAGAAAACTAAGGGAGAGTGAAAATCTTGAAGTTAAATGATTGCTGGTATAAGAGAATATGCACCGAACAATGTTCCGAAAACTGCATACGCTATAAGTTGATGTATTCATTATTTAAGCAATCCAATCTCCCGGAAGCTTTGTGGAATTATAAAGAGCTTGTGTGTCACGAAAAAGACTTGCAAAGTTATAAGCAACTACAAGCAAAATCAGATGTGATTTTAAATTTTATTGAGGCAGGCAATAATTTATACATCTATTCAGAAAACTGTGGAAATGGCAAGACAACATGGGCTATTAGATTGATGTATTCATATTTTGACAAGATATGGCATAAGAGTTGCTTTGATTGTAAAGCATTATTTGTTAGTGTTCCAAAATTCTTATATAACTGCAAGCGTTCAATATCACAGGATGTAAAAGGCTTTGAGGAACTGTGCAATCTTATTAGCGAAGTTGACCTTGTTATATGGGATGATATTGGTGAAATGAAAGCAAGTGATTATGAACATCAAATACTATTTCAGTATATTGATGACAGAATTAATTCAAAGAAAAGCAATATATACACAAGTAACAAGAGCAAGGAACAGCTTGAAGATGTACTTGGTGTAAGACTTGCAAGTCGAATCTATAACTGCTCGAAGTGTATAGAATTTAGAGAAGAAGATAAGAGAGGTAAGTATTGATGGTGGAATTACAAATAATCAATAAGATTCTAAAGGATAAAAATACTTCTCTTTTAGAATTAAACGACATCACAAGAGAATATTTCAATCAATATCAAGAAGAATACGACTACATAATGGAACATAAGCAGGAATATGGAAATGTTCCAGATTTAGAAACATTTATAGCAAAGTTTCAAGATTTTGATGTAGTTAATGTTTCTGAAAGCACTGAATATCTTGTGAATACATTTAGAGAGGAATATTTATATTCTCAATCTGTTCCGGTACTCACAAAGATGGCAGAACTTTTGCAAACAAACGCATATTCAGCAGTGGATTATCTTAAATCAAAGTTGCCAGAATTAAAGATTGATGGTGCAGTAAAAGGAACGGATATTATATCGCAAGCAAATGAGAGACTTGAAGAATGGAAAGAGACGAGAGATAATCAAGATACACACTTTATAGCAAGCGGATTTGAAGAGATTGACGAAGATTTAGGAGGCTGGCATAGAGGTGAAGAGCTTGTAGTTTTATTTGCAAGAACCGGACAAGGTAAGTCTTGGGTACTTATAAAAATGTTGGAACATGCCTGGAAAGTATATCATGCAAGGGTTGGACTGTTGGAGCCTGAAATGTCTGCAAGTAAGACAGGTTATAGATTTGATACAGTACATCAGCATATATCATCTAAGGCACTATATAAGGGCGAAGATGTACAGGGATATGAAAAATATATAAATAAATTAACTGATGATGGAACACCATTCTATGTTGCTCATCCACGAGATTTTCAAAAGAAAGTAACAGTATCAAAGTTGAAAAGCTGGTGTGAGTCAAACAAATTGGATATACTTGCAATAGATGGTATATCTTACTTACAAGATGAACGAGGAAAAAGGGGTGATAATAAGACAACACAGTTGACGAACATATCTGAAGATTTAATGCAGTTGAGCATCGACTTAAAAATCCCAGTGCTGGTTGTTGTGCAATCAAACAGAGAGGGAGTGCATAATGAAGATTTACAGCTCGATAACATTAGGGATTCAGATGGAATAGCTTATAACGCTTCAATCGTTCTTTCAATTCAGCAAAAAGAAGAAGGCTTGCAAATACAGAATGTAAAGGCAAGAAATTCAAAAGTTGGAATCAAGTGGGTATATGCTTGGGATACGGATAGAGGAACATTTGACTATATCCCACAGCCTGCGAAAGGAAAAGAAGATGAAGAAAAGAGTGAAGATTTAAGAAGAAGATACCATGATAAAGAAAGTGAGGAATATTAAATGGATTTAATAGAATTATTGAATCAAGAACCATCAGTAATCCCAAAAAATGCTACAGTTTTGGATAATTTTGTAAAGGCATATTCAATTATAAACAGACCACAATACAAGACTATTTTCTGCTCAATTTCAGGCGGAAGTGATAGTGATGTTATGATGGATATTATATACAAAGTAGATGTGAATAAGAAAGTAACCTATGTATGGTTTGATACAGGGCTTGAATATGAAGCTACAAAAAGACATATTGAATATCTGGAAAAGAAGTATAATGTAAAAATCATGAGAGAGAGAGAGCTATTAAGCCTATTCCTACAACTTGCAAGGAATATGGTCAACCGTTTTTATCCAAGGATATCTCACATTATATAGAACGATTACAAAAGAAAAATTTTGATTTTAAGGATTATACTTATGATTATATGTTGGAGCATTTTGGAAGGCACATTGCGGAGTGGTGGTGTAATTGCAAAGTGCTTGATAGATTTAATATAGAAAGAAATTTGTATTTGAAAGAATTTTTAATTGCACATCCCCCAAAATTTAGAATATCAAATAAATGTTGTAAGTTTGCAAAGAAAGATGTTTCTAACTCACTTATTAAAAAGTATAATGTAGATTTAATGATTATTGGTGTAAGAAAGGCAGAAGGTGGAATAAGAGCTACAGTTTATGAAAATTGTTTTTCAGAAGAATTACATGGAGCCGCACAATATAGACCTTTATGGTGGTACAATAATGAGGATAAAAAAGATTATGAAGATTATTGTGGAATCGTTCATAGCGACTGCTATAATATATATGGCTTCAAGCGGACGGGATGTTGTTGCTGTCCTTATGGCTGGGTTCACAATGAATTATTAAAAGGGTTGGAAGCAATAAGAATAAATGAACCAAAACTATATAAAGCAGTAAATACTATATTCAAAGATAGTTATGAATACACAAAGCAATACTTACAGTTTAGAAAGGAAATGAAAGACAAAGAAAAAGGAAGGAAAAGATTGTTTTAAAGGAGGAATATTAAATGGCTATATATTATATTAAAGATATGTATGGTGATTATGTAGGAAAAGGTTCTTATACAGTGCAAGGAATACCTTATAAGGTAGTTGGAAAAAATGGAAGATGCTAGATGTTTTAAAACATACGAAGCGACTAAAAATGCTTTATATAAAATGTCGCAAAAATATGAGAATATAGACAATACTTATTTTATTGTAAATATTAATTAGTGTAATCATATAGAAAGGTGATAAATTTGATAAAACTACAAGATACAATAATACAATCTGATATTCAATCAATATTAGATATACTTAAATTTGACCTTGCTCAACATGGAGTAGATAGATTTCATATATTTAGAAACAATGGAGAAAACATCCAGACGAATTGTCCTTTCCACAAAGGAGGACAGGAAAGAAAGCCATCTTTCGGAGTAAATGGAGAGATTGATAAATGCCACTGCTTCGCCTGTGGTTGGTCGGGAACAATAGAGGAAATGGTATCCGAATTATATGGTTATGAAGATGAAGGTAAATTTGGAAAAAGATGGCTGATTAAAAGATTTAATACAGTAGAGATTGAAACAAGACCGAATATAATGGAGGGATTTAATGCAAGGAAAATCAATTTATCCAGAGGAATTTATAAAAGCTCTACGAGAACATCAGAAGGAAAATCCAGAGAAATGGGAGAAGCTGGAAAAGGAGATGGGTATGAAAAGAACAGAAACTTGGAAGAAAGAGATAAAACAGTCATTACAGAAGAAGAACTAGAAAAATATAGATATATTCATCCTTATATGTATCAAAGAGGATTAACAGATGAAATTATAGAAAGGTTTGATATAGGATATGATAGAGAACGAGAAGAGATTACTTTCCCAGTTGCAGATTTGCAAGGAACAGTTAGATTCATTGCAAGCAGAAGTGTCAAAAGCAAATTTTTCAGGCTCCCAAAAGGGCTGGATAAACCTGTATATCAGGCATATAGATTTCAACATGGAGAATATAAAGAAGCTTTTATAACAGAATCATTTTTAAATTGCTTGACTTGTTGGAAATATGATAAGCCTGCTATGGCTATGATTGGCACAGGAAATAAAAAACAATATGAGATTTTAAATAATCTTCCTGTGCGTACTTATATATTAGCATTTGACCCTGATGAAGCCGGAAGAAAAGCAACAGAACGATTTAGAAAATATGTACATGGAAAAATAATAAAAGAGCTTGTATATCCAGATGATAGGGATATAAATGATTTGCAAGAAGAATTTTTAAATTGCAAAATTATTTTTTAAAAATCACTTGACATCTATATTTGTATGTGTTACAATATACTTGTAAGTAAGAAATACATAGAAAGAGGTAATTAATATGATAAATTTTAAAGGAATGGAATTAAAAGTAATTGAAGCTACTGCAAATGTAAATGGAGAAGAAACAGTATTATGTGAAAAACCTAATGGAAATTATACAGTTCTTACAAGAGATTCACATGATGCATCATATAATTCATTTGCAAGAAGCTTTAAGACATTGGAGCAGGCAAGAAGACATTTTGAGAAAGTTGCATAATAAAAAGTGAAGCGATAACACATAAAACACTATTATGGTATAGTATGCAAGTGGCTAAAGCAGGCAAAACAAAGAGAGCTGATGAAGGAATAACAGCTGTGAACCTTTAATGTTTCGTGGGTTCGATTCCCACCTATACCAAGCCGGGTATGACGGACTACCCGAGACCAAGTAATTAGTAAAAACAGTAAATGAACCCGGGATAGTTTACTTAGTATGAAAATTACAGCTCCGATTATAGCTTGTATCAGTGAGGTGGTGGACTGGCTTGGTGCTAATGACGATTAGCAGGTAGTTGGTATGAGCTATATTATAGCCCTTTAGCCTAATGGTAGGGTAACAGACTTTGATTCTGTTGGTGTGGGTTCGAACCCCACAAGGGCTGTTTTCCTACTTCCCCGAGTAGGATATACTGAATGGGTTGTTAGGTTCTCATTCAGTCTGGAGTATAGTATAGATGGCGAGTGCGTGTACCAGCTGGCAAGGTGTAGGTTCGATTCCTACTACTCCAGATTATAAGATATTAAATCTTATAAGAAACTAAAAACACTAAAACAATTAAGAAAGGAATTAAAACATGGGAAGAATTAACTATGATGATGTAGACAAGTATGGCGGTTCTGATAGTGAATTTTTAAAACTTGAGAATGACGGTGACATGGTAACAGCACAGCTTCTTGTATCTGATATGGAAGATGTTGATATCTATGCTTGTCATCAGGCTGTTGTCGGCAAGTGGGATGATGGAAATGATAAGACAAGATTTGTTAATTGTCTTAGAAACTATGATGACCCTATTGATGTATGTCCTATGTGTGCCGCAGGCTTAAAGACACAAGTTGTAATGATGTTGGCTATGGTTGACCAGCAGGACGCAAAGATTAAGATATGGAACAGAGGAAAGACTTTCATTCCTAAGATTAAAAATCTTGTAAATCGTTGGGGTGATATGCGTATGCAACCAGTAGATATTATTCGTAATGGCAAGAAAGGTGATAAGAAAACCAAGTATGATATACAGGTATCTCCAGCAAAGCCTATTGATATCAGTAATTTTGAAAAGCCAGACTTTTTAGGTGGTTACATTATGGATAAGACAGCTGATGAAATGCAGGAATATCTTGATACAGGTTCATTCCCTGATACAGATAATACAGACACTAAGCAGGAAGATAATACACAGGTAAGACGCAGGAACACAGAACCACTTCCATCAAGAAGAGGTGCAAGCAGAGCAACAAGCAGAAGGGCAGGTATGTAATATGGCTAACAGAAATAAACATATGGCAAGAAGTCAGTACAGTTATCATAATAAACCAGATTTCACGGATTTTGAAAGAAAAGCTAATATGAAGCAGGTACAGAAAGCATCACAGATGAGTTCAGTTGGTTTACTTGGAAAGTTAAAACAGGCTTTTCATAGAATGACAAGTAAGTAAGGAGAATTATATGGCTTTATCATTTGCAAGACCAAAAACAAGTGATAAGAGTATAGTCCAGAAGTCTAAAACAATAATGAATAGAACAAGTATAAGGGGCGGCGGTGGTAATAACATTGCCGCTCAAATACAGTCTATAGTGGCTATTGCTAATCAAAAATTGGCAATACATAAAGATGACTATATTCTTATTAGAGAACCTGACCAGTTATATGAGTACATGAAAGAAATGAAACAGGTTGGGGAGGGTGCGTTAGATACAGAAACAACAGGATTAAATCCGTTACTTGTAGATATAGTAGGTGGTTGTATCTATACTCCAGGACAGAAAGCGGCTTATATTCCTATTAATCATAAATCTTATATAACAGGTGTAAGGACGAAAGACCAGTTAGATGAACAGACAGTTTCTAAGATTATGAAAGATTTCTATAAGAATATCAGATGGGTTTTTCATAATGCTAAGTATGATATCCGTGTATGTAGAAAAACATTAGGAATAGATATTCCACCTTACTGGGATACAATGTTAGCGGCTTATTGTATAGACGAAGAAGAAAGTCACAGATTAAAGGATTTACATTTAAAATATTGTGATAGTAAAGATACAGAATCTTTGACATTTGAGGCTTTATTTAAAGGTGTAACATTTGATAATATTCCTATTTCTACAGCTTATCTATATGCCGCAGGTGACCCAATTAAGACATATGAGTTATATGAGTATCAGAAAACAATACTTAATAGAAGAGTATTATCTGGTCCTTATAATGTATTTAAGAATATTGAAATGCCTTTGATATCAGTTGTAGCAGATATGGAAGATAGGGGAGTATGTTTGGATTTTGATGTTTGCAAGAATCTACATGAAAAATATCATGCTATTAGAGAAGAGCGACAGAAGCAGGCAGATGAAGCAATAGCCATGTATCAGAATGAGATTGATACTTATAAGATGAAACATCCTGATAATAAGCTGTCAGACCCTATATCATTATCCAGTCCTACACAGCTTGCAATATTGTTTTATGATATCTTAGGATTAGAAAGTCCAGATAAAAAAGCACCTAGAGGAACAGGTGAAGATATCCTAAAACACTTTGCACAGGGCAAGGAAAAGAATATCTGTGAGGCTATTTTAGGAATGAGAAATGTTGAAAAGCTGATAGGAACTTATATTGATAAGATGCCTGAAATTGCTCTTGAAGATGGAAGAGTTCATGCAAGCTATAATCAGTATGGTGCTAAGACAGGACGATTCAGTTCACAAGACCCTAACCTACAGAATATTCCTTCACATAATAAGGAAATTAGACAGATGTTTAAGGCTCAAGACGGCTATGTGCTTATAGGTTCAGATTTTAGTCAACAAGAGCCTATGGTTACAGCTCATTTATCCGCCGACCAGAAAATGCAGGAAGCCTTTATAAATGGAAAAGATATCTATGCTACAATAGCGGCACTTGCTTTCCATAAGCCTTATGAAGAGTGTAAAGAGTTTAGACCTGATGGAACAGTCAATCCAGCAGGTAAGGAAAGAAGAAGTCAAGCTAAGAGTATTGTATTAGGTATCTTATACGGACGACAGATTCCTTCCATTGCAGAACAGCTTGGAGTATCTACTAAGGAAGCTCAAGCCATATATGATAAGGTTATAGCTTCCTTCCCAGCTCTTGGAAAGTTCATTGAAGATTCCCAAAACATGGCAAGAACTGAGGGCTATGTGACTACAGCATGGGGCAGAAGAAGACATTTAAAAGATATGCAATTAGAGCCATATGAATTTAGTTATAGTGGAAAAGTAACTAATTTTGACCCTTTAGCTTTTGGCAGTGAAGTATCTACAGAAGTTCCAAAAAAAGTAAAGGATAACTATACTAAACAGCTTCAAAAGGCTTTTGGATGGAAAAAGAAAAATGATATAATCCAAAAAGCATTAGCAGAAGGAATTAAAATTAAAGATAATGGTGGATTCATATCACAAGCAGAAAGACAATGTGTTAATGCAAGAGTACAAGGTTCAGCGGCAGACATAACAAAGCTGGCAATGATTGCTATAAACAATGATGAGAGAATGAAAGAGCTTGATTTCCATTTGCTTATACAGGTGCATGATGAAGTTATAGGTGAGTGTCTTATTGAGAATGCAAAAGAAGCAGGGGAAAGACTTTCATATCTTATGAGAACAGCACCAAGTCATTTGATTAAACTTCCATTCAAGTGTGATATTTCATACACAAGCAACTGGTATGGAGAGGAGTTGTCTATTTGATATTTACATTATACCAATTATATGTTATATTATAGAAGTAACATATAATTGGTATATAGGAGATATATATGATAGGAATTTATATTATCACAAATAAACAATCAGGAAAATTTTATATAGGTAAATCAAAAAACATAGAAGGTAGATTTGCACACCATAAAGCAGAATTAAGACATAATAATCATTATAATATTCATTTGCAACGAGCTTGGAATTTATATGGTGAGGAATCATTTGTATTCAGTGTTCTTGAAGAATGTAAAGAAGATGAATTAAACGATAAGGAAATTCATTGGATTAGTGAGTTTGGTGGTTATAAGAGTGAATTTATGTATAATCAGACAAAAGGTGGGGATGGATTAGCTTTATTTGGGGAAGATAATGGTATGTATGGAAAACATCATACACCAGAATCTTTATTAAAAATGCATATTAAAAAAGCTGGTTCATCTTTAGGAAGTAAAAATCCAATGTATGGAAAACATCATACAATTAAAACAAAAAAGAAGATAAGTGATGCTAATAAAGGTAAGATATTATCCACAGAACAAAAGGAAAAAATTTCAAGAACATTAAAAGAAGGGTATTCTAAAGGAATTTATAAAGAAAAGCAACCAAGTAAATATACAGATGAATTTATGAAAGAATTAAGAGAAGAATATCTTAAATGTAAGTCTTTTAAGGAAGTTGCAAATAAATATAATATACCGTATGAATGTTGTAGATGTGCAATTACATTTAATAGGACAAATGTATCAAATCAAAAATCATTGAAACGATATATTTGATTTTACTCAAAATTGGTATGGAGCAGAAATGGAAATAAATTAAGAAAATTTGAAATTTCATATTGCAATCTTCTTTTTTATGTGCTACAATATACACAAGTTAAAGATAACAAACACATAAAAGGAGGATACATATTATGAGTAGAGAAAAGTTAGAATCAATGAAAGGTGCAGAGTTAATTGCATACGCTGACAAGTTAGGAGTAAAGGTTAGTTGTAATAGGGAAAGAACAGGACTTAAGGAATCAAAAGCAAATGTTATTGATAAGATTTTAGCATTTGAGAAAGAACATTCTGCCAAAAATGAAAAGTTAGAAAATAAAAAGAATAATATTGACTTGATTCTTCCTGATATTATTGATTCTTTATCTGATTATATTCAGGTACCTTATAAGACAAATAGAAATTATATCACAATAAAGACAAATACTGAAAAGCCAAAGAGACTTGCTGAGGTTGATGTTCTTTCCAAAAAGGTTACAGTATATATGAGAAAAAAAGTTGATAATTTACCTGAAGGAATTTCATTTCATAAATATGTAAATAATACTTTAGGAAATTGTTATCATATATCATATGATTGTGATTATATTGAGTGTATTAAGCTATTACTTAATGAACAGGAGAAAGGAGTATAAATGGATCTATATTTTGCATCAAGTGGAAACAAAGATATGGAAATATTGCTTGAAACAAAGCATTGCCACAGACTGTTTACACAGCTTGAAAAATCATCTATAAAGCGTTGTATTGAAATGAAAACCAGGCATAATCCAGCAAAGTTATTTATAGATTCTGGCGCATTTACAGCATGGACGAAAGGAATACAAATTGATGTAGATAAATATATTGATTATATAAATGGTCTTGATGATAAAATAACAATATGCGCTCAAGTTGATTGTATTCCGGGCACATTTGGTGGGGTAAGAACACAAAAAGAAATAGAAGAATCTCCTATTAAAAGTTGGGAAAATTATCTGTATATGAAAGATAAATTAAAATCTAGGGATAAATTGATTCCTGTATTTCATCAGGAGGAAAGTTTTGAGCATTTGAAAAAAATGCTTGAATATAGACATTCAGATGGTACACCAATAGCATATGTTGGTATATCACCTAGTAATGATAGGTCACAGTCAGATAAAGAAGATTTTATTGCAAGAAGTTTTTATATTATAAAACATAGTTCAAACCCTAATGTAAAAACTCACGCATTTGGAATGACAAACTTATCAATATTAGAGAGGTATCCTTATACATCTGCTGACAGTACATCCTGGAAAATGTCAGCGGCATTTGGTAGCATAATGACAAGATTAGGAACAATAGTAATAAGTTCTGAACAATTAAAGGATAAAAAGCATATTGAATATATGCCAAAAAGTGTTAAAGATTATGTTAAGTCTGAATGCTTGAAATATGATATTGATTATGATATGTTATACACTGATTTTTGCACAAGGGCAAAATTTAATATAAATTATCTTAAAGACTGGGCAGATAACTATGAGTATAAACCTGTCACAGTTCATAAGAAGTCATTATTCTAAATTGGTTATAAGGTGCTGTTTTGTAATCTTCTGACACCCAGCACCTTCATAATAAATATTAAAAATAAAGGAGTGTTGTAAAAATGAACAACAAAAAAGTATCAAGTATCTTATTAACACTATGCGTGGTATTTGTATCATGTATTATTATGAGTAATGTTTTAGCAAATGAAACTTTACAAGTGTACAAGTGGAGTTTAGATGCAGGCATATTTCTATTCCCTATAACTTATATATTATCTGATATTTTTTCAGAAGTATATGGTTATAGATGGTCAAGACGTGTCACATGGATGGCAGTAACATTGAATTTAATATTTTCATTACTTATAATCTTGGCTTGTAAATTACCTCATCCTGTTTGGTTCGACGGTTCACATTTTGAACTGGCATTATGTGGGTCATTTAAGATTGTTCTTGCAAGTGCTATTTCTTATCAATGCGGGGATTGGGTAAACGATATTATATTTAAGCATATGAAGAAAAATCATTCAGATTCAAAAGGGTTTATCATTAGAGCTATCTCATCATCATTAGGAGGAGAATGTGTTGATTCAACGCTATTTGTTTTAATAGCATTTTTAGGTACAATGCCGTTTTCTGAAATTTTTCCTATGATTATAATGAATATTGTTTGCAAGACGGGATATGAAATTATAATTTGTCCATTTACAAATATCTTAATGAAAAAGATTAAAAAATTAGAGGGTATTGAATGATGAAAATTTATATATCAGGTAAAATAACAGGAACAATAGATTATATACAAAGATTTGAGAGAGCAGAAAAAGCTCTCTCAAAATATACAGTAATCAATCCAGCTAAAGTAAATGCACAACTTCTCACTGAAACAACGTGGGAAGAATATATGCAAATGTCAATGACTATGTTAAAAATGTGTAATGCTATTTATATGCTAAAAGGTTGGGAAGATAGTAAAGGCGCAAGAATAGAATATAATTATGCGATTGAGAATAATTATAAAATAATTTTTGAAAAATAAACAGAAAGGAGAAATACATTGAATTATGATGAATTTCTAAAAACAAAAATAGAGCAATTCAAGCCTTGCGGCTTTGATTGTGAACCATCAAACGAAAATCTATTTGATTTTCAAAGAGCTATTGTAAAGATAGCACTTAAAAGAGGAAAATCTGCATTGTTTCTTGATACAGGACTTGGTAAAACAATATGCCAGTTATCGTGGGCAGATGAAGTGTACAGACACACAGGAGGAAATGTACTTATACTTGCCCCACTTGCTGTATCTATACAGACTAAAAGAGAAGGGGAAAAATTCGGGATTGATGTAAATATCTGTAGGTCGCAAGAAGATGTAAAAGACGGAATCAACATTACGAATTATGAAATGCTAGACCATTTTAATGCTGATGAATTTGTTGGAGTTGTACTTGACGAAAGTTCAATACTTAAATCATATAGTGGAAAGATAAAGACTGGAATTATAGATAAATTTGAGAATGTGCCTTATAAACTATCTTGTACAGCTACACCATCTCCAAACGATACAATGGAACTATTAAATCAAGCTGAGTTTTTAAATGTATTAAAATCACACGAAGCACTAGCTGTTTGGTTTGTTACTGACCAAACTGCAATGGGAGCATATAGATTAAAGTATCACGCTGAAGATGATTTTTGGACTTGGGTATCAAGCTGGGCAGTTCTTTTAAAAAAGCCGTCAGATTTAGGATTTAATGATGATGGTTACGATTTACCTCCATTGCATGAGAAAGATGTTATAATTCCCGTATCCTTGAAGAGTGAGGAAAAGGGAAGATTGTTACGAAAAGTTGAAATGTCAGCAACAAACTTCTATAAGGAAAAGAAACTAATTACAGATGAAAGAATAAAAAAGATTGCTGAAATAGCAAATAGTACAGATGAACAGTATCTAATATGGTGTGATACAAACGAAGAGAGTTCATTGTTACACAAAGCTATTGAGGGAAGTGTTGAGGTTAAGGGTTCAGATAAGCCCGAACACAAGGAGCAATCAAGTCTTGATTTTAAATCAGGAAAAATAAGAGTGCTTATATCAAAAGTATCTATTTTTGGGTTCGGCTTGAATTTTCAGAATTGCACAAAATGTATTTTTTGCGGATTGAATTATTCATATGAAAAATACTATCAAGCAGTTAGGAGATTATACAGATTTGGACAGACAAAGGAAGTAACGGTGTATAGAGTTTTAGGCTCAACAGAAAGTCATATTCTTAATATATTGACTGACAAATATAGAAAGCAAGAGGATATGCAGGAGCATATGAACAAATGCACAAATAAACTTATACTTGACGAAATGAATGGCAATAGAAAATTCAAGTTGAGCGAACAAAATACGGAAAATATAAGTTTTCCTAGTTGGTTAAAGGAGGAAACATATGAATAGTGTAGTTAAAAATGATTATGCAATCTATAATGGAGATTGCGTAGAGTTGATGAAAACAATGCCAGATGAAAGTATCGACTTTTCCGTATTTTCGCCACCATTCGTAAATCTGTATATTTATAGTGATGATTTACGAGATATGGGAAATTGTAAAGATAGTGGAGAGTTCTTTCAGCAAATGCAGTTTATGACAGAACAGTTGCACAGAATATTAAGGACAGGCAGGCTTGTAGCAGTTCATTGCAAGAATACAGTCAAATATAAAAATCGTGACGGAGTTGCAGGCTGGTACGATTTTAGAGGAGATTTAATTCGACATTTTGAAAACAACGGCTTTCAGTATCATTCAGAGGTGTGCATCTGGACTGACCCTGTAAGAGAAATGCAGAAAACAAAAACACAGAGATTGTTATATTGTCAGTTGCAGAGAGATGCAAGTCATACGGGAATTGGTATGCCAGAATATCTTGTAATTTTTAGAAAGTGGGGAGATGAAAGTAAAGAAATCCCTATTAAGCATTATAAGAATGAAAAGCAGATGGAAGACGATAATGGAGAACCACTACAATTAGTTGACCTTGAAACTTGGCAGAGATATGCAAGCCCTGTTTGGTTCGATATTAAACGTACAGACGTATTAAGTGGAAAGATGGCTAGGGATGAAAAAGATGAAAAGCATATTTGCCCATTACAATTAGAGGTTATTCAGAGAGCGGTTGAGTTGTGGACTAATCCGGGAGAAGTAGTATTTACCCCATTTATGGGTATTGGTTCAGAAGTATATCAGAGCTTGAAACTTCACAGAAGAGCCATAGGAGTTGAATTAAAAGAAAGCTATTTTAATCAAGCGGCTGAAAATTGCAAAATGGCAATATCAGATAGAGTAGAAAGAAAGAAATTATTTTAAGGAGGAAACAAAATGAAAGTAGTAACAAGCAGAATGAAAGAAGCAGTAAACAAATCAATAAAAGGAGCAGGATTTAATAATCTTATTCCTATTACATCCATGATTGGTATTAAATTATCAGATGGAAAGTTAAGATTGCTTACCACAGATATGACTAATACATTATGTATTATAATTGACAAGGTAGCCGGAGATGATATGGACATTACAGTTGACGCGGATAAGTTTGGAAAGTTAATAGCTAAGACCACATCCGAGGATATTGATTTATCTGTAAAAGATGATGTACTTTTTGTAAAAGCAAACGGAACTTATAAGATTCCATTGATTTCAGACGAGGAAGGACTTATTTCATTCCCGGATATTAAGTTAATGGATGATAAGAATGTACAGTGTTCAACCAAACTTTCAAGTGTTATGCAAGCATATAATATCAATAAATCAGCACTTGCAAAGACATTGGAAAATCCAGCTCTTACAGGATATTATTGTGGAGATACTGTTATTTCAACGGACGCAAATGTAATCACATTCAATGGGTTTAAGATGTTTGACAACGAAGAACCTATTCTTATCTCCGCCCAGCAGATGCAGTTATTGACATTGAATACAAAGGAAGATATTGATGTTTATATTGGAAAAACAAGTATTCAGTTCGTGACAGAAGATGTGGTTATTGACGGGGCATTGATGGAAGGAATTGAAGATTTCCCTGCAAATGAAGTAAATGCATACTTAGATGAAGCTTTTACATCTTCCTGCAAAGTACCGAAAGATTTGCTTCTTTCCGTACTTGATAGACTTGCATTATTCATTGAGCCTTATGACAAGAACGGAGCTTATTTCACATTTGGTAGAAAGGGTATCAATATTCACAGTAAAAAGGACGCTTCTACAGAAACTATCAATTATGTGGAAAGTAAAGATTTTGAGCCTTTTGTGTGTTGTGTAGATATTCCAATGTTAAAAGAACAGTTGCAGGCTAATCCAGCTGATACAGTCAAGATTTGCTATGGAAATGAAAATGCGCTAAAAATTGAAAGTGGAAAAGTAACACAGGTTATAGCATTGCTTGAGGATGAAGAACTTGACAATATGAATGAATAATGTTATACTTAATATTGACAAAAATCATTGGCAATATTATCGTCCCTCTCTTTACGTTGTTGTATGCACCTTATAGAAATATAGGGTGCATATTTTTTTGAAAAAATTTTAAAAATCACTTGACATCTATATTTGTATGTGTTACAATATAGAAAAGTTAAAGATAACATATTAAAGGAGGATATATATTATGATACAGACAAAATTAAAAATGATGAGTGAGGAACAGATGAGAGCTACAGAACATAAATTAAATATAACAGGTTGGAAAAAGACCAATGATTGTATGTGGTGTAAAATATATAAATTAAGAGAAATGGAGATAGTTTTATCCAGAGAATATTAAATAAAAAGTGAAGCGATAACACTTAAAACACTATTCATAAAGGAGGAATAAATGACTAAATGAGCAGAAGATTATTAAACTTGATAAACAACAATCAGCCAGAACTTCCAGCAAATAAGAAGTTCTTATCTGATGTTATGAGCTGTATTGAAAGAATGGAGCAGGAAGGTAGAAGAAAAGGAAGCAATTATTATAAGCCATCTTCCTTACATTGTATGAGAAATATGTATTTTACAAGAACAAAAGCCCCAACTGACCCAGAGGTTGTAGAATATAATTCCACAGGAATGGCGGATACTGGTACAGACAGACATGAAAGAATACAGAATGTATTATTACATATGCAGGAGATGGGATATGATTGGAAATATCTTGATGTTGCTGAATATGTTAAACAGAAACAGAAGTTTGGAAAATGTAAATCCTTGATTGTAAAAGGTACACAGGGAGCAGAAACACATCTTATAGATACTGTATTAAATCTATCTTTTAGATGTGATGGTATCATAAGGAGAATATCTACAAATGAGGATTATCTCTTTGAGTTTAAGAATGTTGTATCATTCAAATTTAATCAGTTAGATAATCATTGCTTGGAACAACATCATAATCAGGTTATCTGTTACTGCACAGCTTTAGACTTAGATAAGGCTTTTGTTACTTACGAAAATCGTGATATATGCACGCTTGAAGTTCCTGAAGTATTTGAAGTTACACAGGATATGAAGAACTGGCTTGTGAATTATATAAGCGAATGTGAGGGCTATGTGGAAAGAATGATAGCACCTCCAAGAACAGAAGATACAAAGAATTGTAAATATTGCCCTTATAAGGGAATATGTAGAAAGGTGGGATAATAATGATATTTGGAATTAAGACAAAGAAGGACAAACGAATCGAAGAATTGCAGGTAATTAATAAAGAACTGCAAAACGCACTTGAAGAAGAAAAGATGAGAAAACAATCAACACAGTTCATTCAAGTACCTTGTGAAACGGTCACATTCAGAGCTAATTATGATGTGTTTGATGAAGAGGATAGATTAAGACAATTACCTAAATCTGAATCAGAGTACATTAAATCTGTATTAGCTACACAGCTCATACATGCTATTAAAGACCATTTGTATATTGAAACAGAAAGAGTTCCTTATATGAATGTTACAAAATATACAACAAGACTTGAGGTGGTGATTAAGAAATGATATATATAGGTATTGACCCGGGAAAGAATGGAGGCATTGCATTTATTAGTGATTCTTTTGATACTCCACTTGTATATCCATTTTCAGAAGAAGTTTTAATTAAAGAATTAAACGCTACTTATAGAGATTATGACATGAAGTGTGTGCTGGAAAAAGTAAATGCTATGCCTGGACAGGGAGTTGTATCAATGTTTAATTTCGGTCAGAATTTCGGTTTTATTCAAGGTGTATTAAAAGCATATAGAATACCGTTTGAATTAGTATCGCCTCAGAAGTGGAAAAAGGAATTTAGTGT